TTCAGGAACAAGTTTTGGAGGATTAATTCCAGGTACTTATGTTGTTGATCAATTAATATCAAATACAGTGGTATCATTATATGGATTTGTAGCTACATCAACAGTATCGGGAGGATCAATGACTTTATCTACAGCACAATCACCAACATTTACAACAATTATTAATAATATACCAACATATGGAGAATATCTTGATATTTTATTGCCAAATGAGATAATATTAACAAGTTATAGTATTCAATCAAGAAGTGATACTGGTATACAAGCACCTGGTACGTGGTATTTATTAGGTACAAATAATGGAGGATCAACATGGACACAGTTAGATAATCAAACAGCAATTGTATATACAGCAAATCAATTACAAAGTTTTTCAATAACAAATTCAGCACCTTTTAAAGAATATAGAATAGTTATTACTGCAGTATCAGGTGCGAGTAGTGGATATTTATCGATTGCAGAAATGTATTTATATGGATCACAATATACAAATGTGCAAATAGGAATAAATAATAATGATGTAATATATCAAATTGGTAATTTTACAGGATTTATAGATGAAGTTAGAGTTACAAATGGTATTGCAAGATATACAGCTAATTTTGTGATACCTCAGGCACCATTTCCATCAGCACAAATAACAGATTATACAACAATCCCAAATGATAATTTATATACATATACAACATTAATGCTTCCATTAAATGGAAATATAATTGATTATAGTATTTATAGTAATACATTATCGGTAGGAGGAATAACACCATCAATAACTTATTCAAGCAATAGTAAATTTGCTGGTAAATCTTTTAGTTTTAATGGAACAACTGTACTAAGAACATCAGCAAATAAGACGATAATGTTTGGTGCAGATCCATTTACTATAGAATTCTGGATGAATCCATCAGCAACACAGCCAACAGTTGCAAGAATAATGGGAAATGCGACAACAAGTTCATATGGTTCATATACATGGGCAATAACATTTGCATCGAATGTAATAGGATTTATAGTAGGAACAACTCAAGTTTTTACAAGTTCAATAATAATACCAAATAATTCATGGACACATGTAGCAATTGTAAAATATACATCAACACAGTATTATTTGTATATAAATGGAGTACAAGATACAAGTTTTCCAACAACTATATTATATCAAGTTTACACAGTTCCACAATATATGCCATTATATCCACCGACCCAGACGACACCAACAACAGGATCAACGAATCCAGTAACATTAACATTAACAACAACACCATCATATGGAAATGGTTCATATACATTTCAGGCATCAAGTTTATTGAGTGGATCAGGTGGGCCACAATATGCATTTGCATATTTTACAACAACAATGTATCCACCAACTACTTATACTCTTTCATTAACAACTACAACAAATGTTAATTATGCATCTGTAGTAGTAGCTGCAGTAAGTTCTTCATATACTGGTTCAACAAGTACGACTGTTAGTGGAACAGCTTATCTTGGTGAATGGATTGATATTGTATTACCATTTGCAGTAGTTGTAAATTTTTATACATTATCGTCACAGATGAATTTTAGTAATAATGCAGTTAGTCCTTATACTTGGATATTAGCAGGTTCTAATAATGGTGGAAGTACATGGACATTATTAGATAATTTTACAGCAGTAAGTATGACATATGGTGATTGTTCAGTTGCAAATTTGATTAATAATACAACAGCATATAATAAATATAGAATTATTGCAACATCTGCATGGTTAGCATACATAACAGGACCACAAGGTGGAAGTGGAGGCCCATATAGTATATATTTCAATGGTATAAATTTTTTCAGTTCGGTAATTACTTATCCACCTGTTGCATTAACTGGTAATATTTCAACAATATCAGGTCAATCATATGGAAATGGAACATATACTATATTATCTTCATCTGGTATTAATCCATATATAGTATTTGATAAAAATACATCAACCGTATGGCAGTCAGGTTATAATTATGGTTCTACATCAACAAATATAAATTATTATACTTGGGGAAATAATGGTGCATTTGTGACTTCTTATCTTAGAGTAATTGGTGAAAGAATTGGAAATTTTCCATTTGGAGCATCTATAAGTATAACTTTACCATATCCAATTAACGTAGTAGGATATTATATTACAGCTGGTAATACATCAAATTCACCAACTTTATTTAGTCTTTATGGATCAAATGATGGTGGTAATACTTATACAAGAATATCACAATTAGGAGCTTTCCAATCACAATATTTTACAACAGGACAAACAAATTATTATCCTCTTTCAACTACTGCAATAGGAGCAGCTTGTTATTCTTTTGCAGGACAATCTGCTTATCCAATTGCATTTAATCAATATGTATTTTTATTTAATGGTGTTGCATCTCCATCAGTACCTATTACAATAGCGGAACTTGGATTACTTGCACAACCAGGAGCATTATCATCATCATTAATAACAAATCCAATACCATCAACATATGCAACTGGTGGAATAAAAACAGGACCAGTAAATATTAATGGAATAAATTATTATGTACATACATTTACAACAGTTGGCAATAGTACATTTACAGTAACAGGAGGTACATTGATATGTGATATATTAGTCGTAGCAGGAGGAGGAGGAGCAGGATATGGTATAAGTGGTGGTGGAGGTGCAGGAGGATTTCAATATTTTCAATCACAAACAATAGCAGCTGGTTTATATACAGTAACAGTAGGTGCTGGTGGTCCAGGAAATAATACAACAGGTGCAGGAACACAAGGAGGAAATTCACAATTTGGAGCATTAACAGCTTCAATTGGTGGTGGTTATGGTTGTAATGGTGTTGGTGGTAATGGTGGATCAGGTGGAAGTAGTTCAGGTGGTAATTCACCAGGATCTGGAACATCTGGACAAGGATATGCAGGAGGATCATCAGTTACAGCTGGTAACTATCCTTGTGGAGGAGGGGGTGGTGCTGGAAGTGTAGGTGGCAATGGTAGTGGTGCAATAGCTGGTAATGGTGGAGTTGGTCTTATATGTAATATTAATGGAGTAGCGACATATTATGCAGGTGGTGGAGGAGGAGGAATAAATGGCGGTACAGCTGGTACAGGTGGTTTAGGTGGTGGAGGTAATGGTACATCAACTAATGGAGTTGCAAATAGTGGTGTACCAAATACAGGAGGTGGAGGAGGTGGAACAGGATTTGTTAGCTCAATTTCTGGAACAGGAGGTAGTGGTGGTTCAGGTATTGTTATTTTGAGATATAAAGCGAATATTTCATTAGATGGTGCAGATATAACACCACCAGTAACATCTTATCTAGCAGTTGGTGGAGATGGAGCAGGATTATCAACATCAACATCAGGATATTATGCAGGTCTTTTAAGTCAAGTAAGATTAACAAGATATTATCCAAGATATCTTGCACCATTTACACCACCATCTACAATTTTTCCACAAGTGGATACATTAACATCAGCGACATCATTAAATTATTATTATGGGGCTCAATTAATTGTTTCAAATTGGATAACAAGAATAGCACAAGCTGGAGGAACGATATCAGCACTTTATGCACAATATCATATTAATTTTGTAGCTACATTATTAAATCAAAATATATGGCAAAAGATTTATAGATTAAATACATTTTCAGGGGATCAACTAACAGCAGCATTAGTACCATTAAAAATAACACCAGGATATGGGATGCTTCAGGAATCAGTTGGAGGATCCAATTTTTTAACATATAATTCAACAGGATCATCATCAGGAATATTAGGAGATTCATCAACAAATTTTATAGATACAAGTATAAATTTAAATACAATAACATCAACAGGAAAAGATTTGCATATGGGATTATGGATATTTTCAACATCAGCAACTGGTGTACCAATGGGTGTTTATTCAGGAGCAAATCCAACATATCCAACAACAAGAACATATATACCATATGCAGCACCAGGAACATCAAATTATTGGGGATCTAATTTACAATATTCATCACAGACAGCAGCAGGATTATATTTAATGACAAATGATACATTTGGACCAATAGTATCTTCAAATATATCACCATTAATAACATCAGTAGCAGCATTTTATGTAAATGGAACACAAATTGCATTGACAAATACACAATTACAAAATTACAGTCAGCCATCTGATTGGTCAGTAACACTTTTAGCAATGAATGGAAGTTCAAATGGACTAAATTCAGATTCACCACAGGTGATAACAAAATTTAGCAATTCAAGAATAGGAATATATACAATTGGATCTCATTTACTTCCACAAGATCAATTGACATATTACAGAGCAATGAATCATTTGAATACAGTAATGGGTAGAACTTAATCAGAATCAACATTGTGTTCTAGTTGATTGTAATCTGCTTCTTCTAGTTGATTGTAATTTTCATCAACATCATAATGATGATCATAATAATAGTCATATTCATTTGAATTAGATGAGTTGTTTTTATTTTTTAAAGATTTTTGATTAAAATTTTCTTGAACGCAAAATATTTCCAGATATATTGAAAACAAAAGTATAATTAATAGTATAAAAAAGTAAATTTTGAGTATTAATTTCATTAACTATAGATTAGAATAAAAGATCAGAATAGAAAGCTACAACAGCAGGTGAAGCTCTGAAAGAGCTTTTATTAATATTTACAATTTTAATACTTTTTAGATTTCTGCCTCTAGACAAAGCAGTATAAGCTTGACCACAAGCAAATATACTTTCACCAAGATCAACTTCAAGGGCATCGATGGTCATTCCTTGAGATTTATGAATAGAGATTGCCCAAGCTAAACGAATAGGAAGAAACGAACATTCAATGAGAGGATTATCATCAGAAACGTATTTATGATAATTGATATCAATTATAGATCCATTAATTAATTTTAATTTAATGGAGGCATTGAACATATCAACAATGATGCCTCTGGTACCATTAATAATACCTTCTTCAATATCAATATTATTGGTTACCATTACTTGAGCACCAATACATAGAGAAATGCTTTCATTTAGTTTAACAGATTTAACCCAATTTTTGGTGGCAGCGCTTTTAGTACTATTAGTTGGATACGTAAGATGATAAGTTTGTTGTTTAATTTTAGGATCTTTCATAATTAGTTTATTATATTCTGTAGTATTTATTCTATCAACATCATTATTTTTTGCATAGAGTCTGGTGGGTTGAATATCAGGAGGAAATGTAGTTTTTTTTATTTGAGAAAGAATTTTAAAGTCTTCATCAGAGCACCTTCCCCATCTTAATCTTTCGAGAAGATCTTTGAATATGGTATCATCTTTTTGACGCATATTTGTTTGCAACAGAAAGGTAAAAAAATGAGATTCATCCCAATCAGGAGCTAGAAAACAGTAATTACCTTCAATAGGTGCTAATTGAAATAGATCACCAACAAGGATAATTTGAATACCACCAAATGGTTCATTAGAATTTTTAAGAATTTTAAAGATTTCAGATATTTTAGAGAATAATTGGTCGTTAAGCATTGAAATTTCATCAATAATAAGCATATCAAGAGATATTAGTTTTTTTTTAGTTTTAGGGATTTTTCCAATTTTGGAGACAAGATATTCAACAGATTCTTTTCCAAGACCAATACCAAGATAAGAATGAAGCGTGGTAGCATCTATAAGAACAGCAGCAGATCCAGTGAGTGCGCAAATACCAACTTTTTTGCCATTTGATTTAGCATAATTTACAATTAATTTTACAGTATAAGATTTTCCGACTCCACCACCACCAGTGATAAGAATATTTGAATCATCTTTAACTTTTTCAAGAACTTCTAATTGTTCATTATTTGGAGTACTCATTTGTAATTAAAAATGGAATCGTGCAAAATTTCATTTTTTATAAAAAAAATACAGACCTACTGGGGCTCGAACCCAGATTTTTCCTTTACATCTATTTATAGAAGAGGAATGGACTATCCATTGTCCTATAGGTCTTCATTATATATAACTATTTTAAACTTTAAGTAATTTTTCTAATAATCCACCGCCACTGGTAATTTTTTTTTCAGTAGATTTTTTGAAAACTTTTAAAAGGAAAAGACCACCAATAATAAAAATTACACCAATGTATTGTAAAGGGTGTTCAAGGCGTTCTCCTAAAAGTACCATAGCAGCGATAGTTTCAATAAGAGCACTTATACCATCCCAAGCGGCATTTACAAATAGAATGGAAGACCCAACTAAACTTTTAATTAAGAAATATACAACACCAATATAACCAGAGATACCAAGACCAAGAGCATAAAGATTATTTGAATTTGCGTAATTTTCAAGAGCGAAATCGCCAATAATTTCAGTAATAGAAAGTAGAAAAAGAACTACAACTTGATACATATCTATAATGAAAATCTAATATTAATCTGGAAGTTTTTCACTCCATTTATCGCATCCATTATATTCTTGAAATACTAAACCAGCTTCTTTATCTCCATGTACAGGATGTTTAGAATAACTATTATCAGGAAACATTTCAGAATTCCAAACATACCAAGTTAGATATTCATTTTTACCTTTATAATTATCTATCATATAATTATAAATCATACAATCACTTGTCCATACACCATTTGGATCATTAATAATTTTATTATATAAATATGTAGCACCTTTTAAAGTAATAATAAATGCATGTAAAGCATAAACAGGTAAATTCTTTGCAATATGATTATTAAATCCTTTACCGCAATGTTGGCCGATATAAATCATATCAAAATCATTTGGTGTAATTTCATAATATTTATAAGCTAATTCATGCCAATTTTTATGAAATATAATATCATCTTCAAAAATTGTTGATATTGGTATATTATTATCAATAATTTGTTTTAATGATCCTAAAAGAGATAAAAGAATAGCTTGAATAAATGGTGTTTTAGGATTAAGGAAGTCAGTATCTCTATGATTAAATTTAGGATTGTTATGTAATTTCCAGACTTCTTCTAAATTATCATTTAATCCATCAACTGCAATAAAATGATTTACATTAGTATAACCAGCTTCTTGAACTCTTTTCATGCAACGACTAAGTAATAATGGTTTTCTTTGAAGATTAATAATATAAGAAGGGGCATCTAATATTTGTTTCCATGAGAATCGAGTAGTATTTAATTTTTTTATATCATTTGCCAATTCATTTTTCCAATATTTTTTACAATTAGACCAAAAATCTTTGCATTCATTTAATATTGCATTATATTGATTTGTATCTTCAATTTTTTTGACAATTTCAATTGTATCTTCCCATGATTCGGCGATAATAAAAGGAATATATGCAAAATGTTTTGGGAAAACATAATGATGATATGAATGTCTATAATCTAAATGTTTTTCATGATTAGCGATGGTAATGGGAATAGCACCAGCTTCTAGAGCTTCATATATTCTTGAGCATTCCATGATAATTTTACCAGGTGGGCAAATAACATATTTAGATTTTTGTATTAATTCGCGATAATCTTTAGTAGATAAACCTTCAGGTGCATCAAAGGTTAAAGGAGGTGTTTCATGTATTTTATATGAATCAGGGAATTTAAAGGTATATAAATCGATTGGATAACGTCTTTCTTGATGATGAACAGAACCAGCAAAACTCCATAAATATTCTTTATCATAATTAGATTCAAATTTAGTAAAATCTTTTTTGTAGCTACATGGGAAGAATTTTACGAGAGGATTTTGTAAATATTTAGGATGAATATAATTACGCCATATAAATTGGCATAATGGATTGCTAATAAAATAGTCTATTTTATCACATAGTATTTCTTCAGAAAGATAAATAATACCGAATGGATGTTTAACATTTTGAATTAAAGGTATGAAATCGATCCAATAATTAGTAACAAAAATGCATGGTTCATTTGGATATTTTTCAGTTTTTTCTGTTTCATTAATAATAATAGAATTTTCTGGTAATAGATATTTTATCCAATCAATTTCAAAATCACCAACATTTGATTGCCATACACATAGGACCATTTTAGATATATATGATAATAATCTTTAAGCAATTTTATATAAAGATCTAAGCTATATATAGCTTAGTATAGCTTAGTATGGCTTCGATATGCAGAACAATGATGTGTGCATCAAAAAAAACAATAATAATGCCAACATTACCAGGTAAATGTACTAATTGTGCTTTTTTTAGAACACTTGATAATGGTAATAAATGTGTATTATTTGTAACGGTAAATTTATTTACAAAAGAAGTAGATTTTGTGGATACGAGTATAAGTTATAATAATTACTGCAGAGGTGAATATTATGATAAAAATGATACAAGTTTTATGGAATTATTGAGAACCATATGAGTGAAAATTTTTAATTTTTTTGATATAATAGATTGCGATAGTTATATTTATACGATGGATTGGGCTAGGATTGAGAAGACCAGTAATAAGTTTAATATATTCTTTATGAATATTTAAATTACGATTAGATTTAAAATATTTTAGATTGATATATTTATCTAACCAAAGCATAACTATTCCGAGTGAATATAGATCAGATTTGAGATGTATACTTATGTTTTTATAATATTGAATTAAAGTTTCAGCGTTAATTAATTCAACTTTTTTAAATATATCATTTAAATAGTATTTAAAATCGGTGTTCCAAATATTATTATCAATATATTTATTATAAATTCTATAGAGTACAGTATCATGAATTGGGATATTTAAATTTCTTTTAATTTTATTGATTATAAGATCAAAGTATTCATTATTGTTTGGAGATTCTTTTAACTTATTGAGAAGGTCGCAATTATGAATAAGTAGATATTCAGGTGGACTTAGATAATATTTAAATTCACTACTTAATAAAGGGTTATCATTTCTAAGAACTTTAGATATTGGGATATTATAAAAGTTATTGAAATGTATTAGATTGAAACCTAGGTCAATAATTTTAGAATTTAAGTTATGAATAAGGATATTATTGATAGAAATATCTTGATGAACATAATTATATTTGAGTAAGAAATCGATAGCATAAAAGATATTTTCAAGTAAATAGATTATTTCAAAATGGGAAGCTTGTGATTTTTTAAAATTATATATAAAGTATTTGCATATAGTATATCCTCCATGATATTTATAATGTTGATAGAAGAATAGTTGATTTTTATTTTTAAGATATTGTATTTTATCATTATCCGATAAATTGTTAGATAGTGATTGTGCAGTTATTTTTGAATGATACATAGATATTATAAAATATCTTAAATAGTTGGGAAATTTTTTAATAATAATAGAGTTTTTCCATTCTTTGAGAGCATCTTTTTTGTTTAGAAAAACTTTACTAACGAATAAAGTATCGTCTTTTATTTTATTTTTAAATGAATCTGATGGTATAGGTGGATAGAATATCATACCATAAGCACCTTTTCCGATAAGGGCAGATGTCATTATATTTAAGTCATATATGAATTTTGAACACGATGATTTACTTTTTTAATTAATTTATAGCATACCATATGATAATCTTTATTCATATATACTACGTAGAAATCGTTTAAATCATTTTTACAGTAAGTGCATTTTTTAGAATGTTCGTCATCAGCTATAGGAGAAAAACAGCAAGGCATTTTTTATAGTATAAACGCAAATTAAACGGGACTAAAAGCAACTTAAACGCGATAAAAAGCAAATTAAACGCGATAAAAAGCAAATTAAACGCATATTTTGGTGCGTTACCGCACATAGTTGATGATTTTTATTGTTGGTTTTTATTCATATGTATATTTTTGTAAGATTTTATACAGATGAATTTAATTTTATGATATAATACTTATGTTTTTAATGATATATTTTAATACACGTGAATAAAACATATACTATCCCAAATATCAGTCATATAACGCGCGTTATATGACTGATGTTTATAATATATAAGAAATTATTCACTCGTTTTTATTTTATTAATTATATTCACAAGTATTTTAGTTCAAAAATAAATTCAAATGCTTAAAATCTTACAAAAATATACATTTGATTATAAACCCGTAAATAAAATCATCAACTATGTGCGGCAACGCACCTAAATATGCGTTTAATTTGCATTTATATTATAGAAATGCTCAAATATATTCTTGTAAATTTTTTGATATTTAGTTCTTCTGCTACATATTCTCCTCGTCCTCCTAAACCTCCTCATTCTCCATCTCCACCTCCTTCTCCTCCTTCTATTCCTTCCATGCCAATTTATCCTCCATTGCCTCCACCTGCTCCTTTCAATCCTCCAATACCTCCTATGCCTTTAATGCCTCCTATGCCTTATCCACCTAGTCCATCTCCACCACCTCCTCCTATGCCTTCTCCTCCACCTTCTCCATCTCCTAAACCAAGTCCTAAACCTTCTTATCCAAGATACCCTCCTTTACCTCCTCTATTTTTACCACCTCCCTTACCAAAATCTCCTGATTTTTTTCCTATTTTAAAATCTATCAATGATACTTTAACTATAATTCAAATAGATTTACAAAAAAATAATGCTCAAAATGTAGCTACAAATATTTATATTTTTATTCTTAGTTTCATATTTAATATATTATTAAATATAAATTTATAAAAATTTGAATTTTATTTTTTTATTTTTATTAGATCTTCCATCGTTTATAATGTCTTTATACCACGCTATAGTATATTGTTATATTGGTCTGTGTGCTCTAAGTTTCTGGATTGTACCTGTCAATAATGTTGGTATTGTCAATCGTTTCAGTAGCCTTTATGTTCAACATCCTGGTATTCGCCTTAAAATTCCCATTATTGATAGTGTCATTCCTATTCACACTGGATTTGATACTGATTTTACTACAAATATTCAATGCTTTTCTCGAGATAATGTTCTTCTAAAATTTCCTAAATTTTATATTGATAACCAATTCAATTGTAATCCTAATGACTCATCTTGCTTCATTGATATTTATAAAAAATATTTCCTTGCTGATTCTAAAGTCAAAGCGAAGTTCATTTCTTTTGATAAAATTGTACCTGAAGATGGTATGATCTTCAAACATATCCATGATACTATGGCTGTAGCATGTAAGACTATCACTGCTTATCAAAGCCAAAAAGATTGGCACCTGATGTATCCTGTTATTCTTAAGTCTCTTCGTGAAAAAGTTCCACCTGGAATTCAAATTATAAGTGTGCGAACTGATCGTCCTGAAATTAATAATCGTGATTGGATTCTAAGCATCCCTGGTGTTATTACTTATACAACTTATATGCAAACTATTAATATTATCAATGGATTTAATAATCTGGTAGATTATATTAGCAATCTTTAGTTATATCATATACTAATAATTTAAGATCTTTAACTATGTTATTAAAATTATCAAGCATTTCTTTTTGTATTTCTTTGCTATCATTTACATATCCATTATCTGCCATACAATCTAGTATTTTTTCAAAAGCTCTATAACGATCTCTCGTTTTTAATTGCATTATTTTATTACACATATCATCTGCTAAACTACATGCCATATTAGGATAAATATCTGCATCACTTTTTGTCTCCCATTTATTATTACCAACATGAACTTTAGATATAGATGACTTTATATTTGTTTTTTTTATACATCTATTTTCTTTTATTGATAATAATTCTTTATTATAGTTTTTAATATTATCTATATGATTATTTCCAGCTAAAAACGATTTTAATTTTTCATTAAATTCTGGAGTTTTTACAAATTCTATAGCTCCAGTTTCTGATGCAAATACTATTATATTATTTGTATTGCAATTATTATTAATTATTTGAGTATCAATATTACCATTATTAGTTGCATTAACATTATTTGATAATTGTTGAAGTTGAGATTGAGGTTCTTGAATAATTAATTCTTGTGATCTTGCTTTACATAATTTTTGATGTCTATATTTTGCAGGAGCTAATGTAAATATCTCTTTACAAAATTGACATTCTAATTTATTAATTTTACCCTTACAATTTTGAATATGATAATTATAATTTTTATTATTTGATAATATTTTATCACACTTGATACATTGATATTTCTTTAAAGTTTTTGGGTTATCTTTTTGTTCATTTGGGTTATCTTTTCGTTCATTTGGGTTATCTTTTTGTTCATTTGGGTTATCTTTTTGTTCATTTGGGTTATCTTTTTGTTCAGTTGGGTTATTTTTTATAGCATGTTTTTTATTGTAATGTCGTGTTATATTTTGTTTCCATTGAGAATAATATTCGCACTGGGAACATTTTTGTTTTTCCATACTATTTATATAATGATATTTTTATTTTCTTATATAAAAAATATATTAAAAAGTGATTATAATCAGTGATTAATCACTGATTTCAAAAAAGGGGGGGGAAGAAAAATGTTAATTTTAAAAACCTATAGAAAATTTGTTATTAAAGTACAAACTTATATAAAAAAAATAATATACTTATTTTAACTATGTGTCAAAGAATTATTAAAGGTACTATTAATAACTTACCAAGATTATGTATTGATTGTAAATTTTATGAAAATAAATTTCTTTTCTCGCATGAATATGGTAAATGTACAAAAATTTTTAATATCAATCTTGTAGATGGAACAAAAATATATAATTATGCTTCAAGTATTAGAGCATTAGAATGCAAAGAAAAATATTTTGAACTAAACGAAAAAACTACTTTAATGCATAAAATAGTAATTTATTTATGCCATTTAAAAAACAAAACTTATTTCTAAGTTTTGAAACTTCTCAGTTTTTTGTAATATTTTAGATCTTGTTTTTGTATTTACTTCTTGGCCTCCTCAGAAGTCTTCTTGACTGCAGTCTTGTATGGCTTGAGATCAGGAGTTATCTTAACTTCCTCAACAGCCTCTGAGCCATCATACTCAGAATGCTCAGATGCACCGTCTGTCTCAGCTTTTTCCTCAGACCAGACCATGGGAAACTTGTGCGTCTTGGTTGGACCCCAGAACACAGTCACCACATTGATCTTGTCGCGGCCAGGATACCATGAGTCAAACTGCATATTGCCACCAAAGCTCTCCACCAAGTTCTTCAGCTTCTCCTGAAAGCAGTCGCTGTGAACCATGTGATGGATGCGATGCATATAGAAACCAGCATCCTTCTTGAACTCAGGAACAGTAATCACTTCGTTTTTCTTGTTGATATAGAAGTAAGCACTGAAATGATATTCATAGATGTTGGCACTCAGGCAGCCCTCAGTGGCACGTTCCTCAATCTTCTGCATGGCAGACTTAGCAACCTCAGACTCAAAGAACTTGGATACGTCATCCAGCTTCTTCTTCTCACGCCAGTCCTCAATTGTCTCAGGTTTGCTGCCATTCTCACGAGCAGACTTAGAAATCTCACGGATCTTATCCGCAAAGCTCAGAGTAGAAGTAGAGGTAGCCATTTGTTTATAAGTAGAATTGATTACTTAATAGTAGGCGAAAAGTTTTAATTAAAATTTAAAAATTAAAATCAAATTTTTGAAATTTTCAATATTTTTTTTTACAAATTTTTCCAACTTTTAAAAAATAACTAAATTATAAGATATGGGTAATACCAATAGTAGTCGCAAAGTTATAGAAAGATTTCAAGGACCTAGAAGTGCAGGTCAAACATGTAATGGTATTTGTCCAGGTAATTGTGGTGGACCTAATAATTCTAATTGTCAATGTTGTGGGTGCCAAGATTTCTGTCCTCAACAAGGTCATGTATGTTGTTTAGATAATAATGGACAAAATCCAATACCATATAAAAGTGCAGCAGATGCTGCTGCTGCAGGAAGATATGATTGTAATGCTGGTGTAAATTGCAATGCTCCAGCACCTCCACCTCCTCCACCACAAACAAATTGTATGGGTGTTTGGCAAAATGCTGGTGGTGTTCAAGGTTGTGGTGGTAATGCCTATATACCACAAGTTTATCAAATAATTACTCCTGCTGCAAATGGTGGTAATCAATGTCCAAATAATAATGGAGATACAAGAAATGTACAAACTAGTGGATCTCCATGTCCAACAACATGTGATGCTGGATGGACAGATGTATCAAATCAAAATATTATACAAGGATGTGGCCCTAATACTGTTAAAGTTACACAAGTGTATAATATTAGAACACAAGGATTTCCACAACCATGTCAATATTCGAATGGTCAACAACAAACTATTCCAGCATCACAAATTCCTTGTCCAGTTACTTGTCAAGGTCAATGGAATAATGTTGGCGGTGTGCAAGGTTGTGGTCCATCTGCATTTCAACAACAAGTATATCAAGTAATAACTCCTGCACAAAATGGTGGTGGTCAATGTCCTTATTCTGACGGTCAATCACGTAATCTTATAGTAAATGCTGCTGCATGTCCTGTTAATTGTCAAGGTAATTGGACTGATATCCCAAATACAACAACTGGATGTGGTCCCAATGCGACTAAACAACAACAATATAGCATAACTACTTCAGCACAGAATGGTGGTGCAGAATGTCCAAATAAAACTGGTGACAAACAAACTGTTTCAACAACTGGTCCAACTTGTCCTGCAGATTGTGTTGGTGTATGGCAAGATGTTCCAAATTCAAATTCTGGTTGTGGTATACATGCAACAAAAATTCAAAAATATACATATACACAACAAGCTGTTGCAGGTGGAGCTCCTTGTCAAATATCTGCTGGAACCACTCAAACTGTTTCTGACCCATATGGTCCAACTTGTATAGATTGTATTGGTACTTGGACTAATATTCCAAATACACAACAAGGTTGTGGTAATAATGCAACTATAATGCAACAATACAATATAATTAAACAATCATCTGGTGGTTTACCTTGTGCTTATAAAGATAAAGCATTACAAACTACTTTTGATTTTAATGGTGCTCCATGTCCTGCTGATTGTCAAGGTCAATGGAATGATACTTCAACTGTAATTCCATGTGGTCCTGCTGCTTATAAAAATCAATCTTATCAAATTAAATCACAAAAAGTTGGAACTGGAGCAGACTGTCCATTTTCATCTGGTGATTCTCAAACAGTACCAATTAATAATGCAAAACAATGTAATTTTAATTTTATATTTACAAATGGAAGTGCAACTGGCCAAAATGGTCCATCTTTAGCTAATTTATTATCTACATCTACTTATTCTTCTGCAAATTGGGCATCAAATAGTCATTATTTAAAAATGCCTACACAAGGTATTCAAGCATTTACTATTCCAACAACTGGAAAATATCAAATAATATGTGGAGGTGCTTCAGGTGCAACTGGTGGTGGTAGTCTTGGTGGCAGAGGTATTATAATATCTAATATTTTTAATTTTAATGAAGGAGATATAATACAAATTGCAATTGGACAAATTGGTACTGTTAATACTTTATCAAATAATGGTGGTGGGGGTGGTGGTACTTTCGTAATTAGAGCTGATAATCAAAATCCACTACTTATTGCAGGTGGTGGTGGAGGTAATGGTAATCTAGTTGATAATACATATTATATTGGTACTGATGCAGTATTATCACAAAATGGACAATCTGGAAATGGAAATGGTGGAATAGGTGGAAGTAATGGTAATGGAGGTGGTAATAATTCTGTTAATACTAATTCATTAATAAATGGTGGAGGAGGTGGAGGATTTTATTCAAATGGTGTTGAAAAACAAGGAAGTAATAATACAAATGGTAATGGTTTTGTTAATGTACCAACTGGTGGATTAAATGCAGTAATTAATTCAACTGCTGTAATAACTGGTGGTGGAGGATTTGGTGGAGGAGGAGGAGGATTTGGAACTTATATAATATCAAATCAATCTACAATAATGAACGGTGGAGGAGGTGGAGGGTATTCAGGTGGAGGTGGTGGTGGTAATGGTAAAGGAGGTGGTGGAGGAGGATCATTTGATTCAAATGGTTCTGCAAATTTATATACTGGATCTTTATATGGATACAAAAATAATACAAATGGTTATAACACTGGTGATGGGTTTATGATATTAACTTTTATTGATAATTCACAAGTTAACTTTATACAAGCAACAGATTGTTATGTTAGATATGGAGCATGGGGTGAATGTTCAAAGCAATGTGGAGGTGGGCTTCAACAAAGAACATTTGCATTAGTACAACCAACAAATGGTGGTAAATCATGTGATGGAATATCAGTAATATCATCTCAAACATGTAATACACAATCATGTGAAGGTGATGTATTACCAGTTCCTCCAAGTATTTCACCTGCACCTATACCAGCACCAACAGTTACACAACTTATTGCAAAAGTACCACCTGCTATTATTCCTGCAACAGTACCAAAAAAAATAGCAGTAAAATCTAAAATTATACCAATGACAAATAAAATATTTGGTATATCAAATGGATTACAATTATATCAGCAAAATGCAGCAGGACAAGCAAAAACAATATCAACGAGTACATCATTATTAGAACATTTTGGATCTAATGATAAAATAAATAATTATGCAATAATTACTATTATAATTTTGATAATACTGCTTTTACTAATCCTTTTTTTGTATTAAAATAACAGAGTATGGCAACCACAAGTTTGGTTTATCCACCAATCCCATTAACAGCTAATACAACTACAATTTCTGGACAATCATATGGCAATGGCATATATACAGCATCTTCATCATCATATTATGCACCAGATAATTTTTTACCATATAAAGCATTCACTTTTTCTACACATGCATGTACTCCTGGTGATTGGTGTGTATGGGGTACTAGTATTAATGTAGGATATGATCATACATCAGGTCTATATACTGGTACAAAAGTTAGTACAATAGTAAATGGTGTACCTGTATATGGTGAATGGTTAGATATATCATTACCTAATCAAATTATGCTTGGATCTTATTTATTGAGAAGTCGAAATGATGCTTGGTTTAATCAAATTCCAAATACATGGATAATTGCAGGATCTAATGATGGAGGGAATACATGGTCACAAGTTGATTCACAAAGTAATATAACTTTTACACAAGGACAATCACAAACTTTTATAATTAATAATAATAATACATTGTATAACAAATATAGAATAATTATTAAAGCTGTACAAAAAGGTGTTGGAGATGGAGATGCAGCCATATATCAATGGTCGCTTTATGATATTTCATCAAATAATACAATTGCAATTGCATCAGCTTCTTATAATTATAATCAACAACAAGTTGCTAATGCAATAGCAGCAGCATCAGCTTCATTTAATTTTAATCAAATACAATTATTGAATGCAACAAATGCAGCAATTGCATCTGGATCATTTAATTTTAATCAACAACAAATGACTAATGCAGCAGCTAATGCAGCAACTAATGCAGCAATTAATGCAGCAGCATCTGCTTCATATAATTTTAATCAATTACAATTAGCAAACGTAAACCCACCTGTTATTGCTTCTTCTTCACCTGTTATAACTGTAGCTACTGCAGCTTCTCCTTCTCCTGTTATAACTGTTGCTGCAGCTTCTCCTGCTCCTGTTGTAGCTACATCACCAAATAATTTAAATACTAATTTTACACCTATTGTAGTTCCAACTAGTATTACTTCAACTTTTGTACCAGCTAGTTTATTAAATAATGTAGCTATATATCAAACATTATCTGGATATTTATTACTTATTGCAATTATGACTACTTATATTTCATCAGTTGGTTCAAGTGGAAGTGGTGTTTCAACTATGAATTATTATGTATGTGATGGATCTAATTTTATTAATATAGATATCAATAATATTATACTTGATACACCAACATTAGTAAATTGTGATACATTTTCAAATTATATTATTCAATTAATAAATAATCCTAGTATATCAACTGCTCCTGTTTCATATGGTTTAGCATCTTCATCTCTTCCAATTATTTCAGGAAATTCTTCATTTATGCCACCAACTTGTTCAATCTTATGTCCAAATGGTAAAACATCTTGTGTAATTGGTGGAATATGTACATGTTGTGATGTAGCAAGAGATAAGAATTATTTAGGTGGTCTTTCATCAACAGAAACTACACAATTATCTGGAATATCATCAAGAGATACTATTGGAAATCTTAATGAAATTCAAAGTCGTGAATCAAATGATGTAAATATGCTTAATAAATTTACTGCAACTGGTGATTATAAAGTTAGTCCAACAATAGTTACTATACCACCTAACAAATCTTTATTACCAAGAAAAGTTAGTAAAACATGTTTTCCAAATATAACTACAAGTAATATAACTACTTTTAAAGTAAAACCAATAAAAGGCGACGAATTAACTTCAGAATTTACTAGCGATAATGCAATAGATGTAAATTATGACATTGATTTAGTACAAAATGAAATTCAAAAACCAACTTATTTATTTATTATAATTGGTGTAGCAATTACTTTATTCTTTCTTATATTATTATTAATTTATTACTTCAATATTGATGAATAAATTTTATTAATCATATATAATAATAAGAAATGTATAAAGAAATAGTTGCAAGTTGTTATATTTTTTATGGTGTAGTTAAATTAATATTAGGATCGTCTCTTTTTATTACTAAACTACAAACATTACCTGGATTTAATTTATTAAAAGATGAATATGCTGATAAAACAACAGCTGGTAGATTTTATGAATATGTTTTAATATTATTTGGTGTTTACACTATTATATATGGTATCGGTTTATTTCATGTATTACCACAAAGTATAACAAATTTTCTTGAATATAAACATACTGAAAATACATTATTCATAATACTTGGTAGTATATTAATTGTATTTTATTCACTTGTTTTATTTACTAATGTTCCTATCAAAAAAGATATGAAATATAAAAAGAACTACAAATTGCTTGGTTTATTTGGTGGTATATTATTCTTAATAACACCATTTATAATAGAAGGTGTTTTCTATTTATATCCAACATTTAGAGAACAATCAATAGAAGTTAAAAGTTCATGGATTCTTGGTACTATGTTATTATTAACAGTTCTTGCTGAATTATTTTATAAATTATATATGAGAATTTAATAAATTAAATAACAGAATTTAATAAATTAAATAACAGAATTTAATAAATTAAATAACAGAATTTAATAAATTAAATGTTTATTGATATATATGATGACATAATTGCAAGTGATGCTAATATAATTGATAATATACTATATTTATTAAATTTTTGTTCAAATACCAATGTCCCTAATACTATTGCCATCATTAAAGATATCATAGAACGTAATATATTTAAATGATGTCCTGGTATAATATCATGATCTAATAAGTATAAAAATCCAATTATTCCAATGTATAATAATACAACAATTGAAATATATTTAATAAAATTAGATTGTTTTGATTTTTTAATGTAATAAAATGCACTAAAATCAAATATTACTATTAATATGATTAGTAATATTGAAGAAATATAAGTATTCATCTATTAATTTCAAATGATATTTTCTTTTTCTAAAGCTTCTGTTATAGTTATTTGGCTTTCGTCCCACATTACAACTTTAGTATTTTTTGTGAATTTACGTGCAAATATACATGGTGTTTTCATTATAACATACATTAATTCTTGATAACTAATATATTCATATAATTTTGGACTAGATACTGATAATTTATCTAATTTATCCATTCTATATCTATAATTGATATCATGCCAATGTGTAAAAGTAGTTCCTTGAATACCATCTTCTCCATCTTTCTTCTTTAAACAAGATATTTGTCTTATTTGATTTTTTGGTGTTTTGTAATGTTGTATTACAGTTAACATAGTACATTCATCTGGTGCATGTATATCACTAAACCATTCAATATATTCATCATATTTATCAACAATTAATTGTGCATGTGAGCGTCTTAATACACACCATTGATGATGGAACCCGACGTCATCTTTATCAATGCCATGTTTAAGTAATTCATCAAATCTTGGAAAGCGAACAGTCATATTAAATTGACTAAAAATACTTTTATTGTTTTTCTCTAAGAATTTAATTGAATTTGCAAAAGATTTGATTGGAATACAATTGCCACTAATAAAACATAATCTATCAACATGAGGATCTTTTAAACATTCTCTTAAAGTATTGACTTGTGCTTTTACAATGGAATAATGTCCCCATCTTGTTTCTACTCTTGGTACGACAACAGCACTATTTATTATTTTTAAACTTGGATCAACAAATTCTGATAGATCAATTTTTGAATGAATTGCTATTTTATATCTTTTATTTGGTATTTTCTCAAAGAATTGTTCCCATATAGAATCTGTAGGAAATTCATCTTTTAATAAAATGCAATAACCAATTTTACGAACTTTGCGATGATCTTTTACAGCAAAAGTGATGCCTAAAATACAAGTAAATAGAATTATTAAAATAATTAATTCTATAGTAAATATTATAAGATCACTCTTCATTATTAAATAGGTTTATTTTTTTTATATTATATCAACATAATAATATCCAAAATGTTTTAATCTATTTTTATATCTAATTGCTTCTTGTTCTGTGGTGCCAAATAAATGAATTCTTCCATGTTCTTTTACTTTTTCTACAAAAAATACGGCATCTTCAAATTCAATACAATCTAAAGCATAATATAATGCAATCTCTGGTTTGTCAAGCCATTCAATGCCTGTTTTGTCTAATATTACATGTTTAATAGTATCTGATCTACGTTTGGGTATATCAATATTCCATTTTGAAAACTTAACTGGTGGTTTTTTAATTAAAGGAACCGCAGTTTCTTTATGTGGTAGTGTCATTTTTATTGGTACGCGTTTAACTGAAGATCTTAATTGATACATAATAATGGATCCGATTTTTTATTTGAGAGAAATGCTGATGCAAAAAGTATTTAAGGAAATATTCACTTGTATATATAATGCAAAAATGATCTCAGAAATTATACATATCGCTGATATTCATATACGTCATGGTGACATTGAACGTTCTAGATATAATGAATATCATTGCGTTTTAAATAATTTTATTAAATCTATTAAAGAACTTGATTCTGTTAAAAATGGTACTGCATTAACTGTTATATGTGGTGATCTATTCCATAATAAAGGCAAAATTGATACTCCTGCTGCCAAACTTTATTTTGCATGGATGACGCAACTTCTCGATCTTACTGATGTTGTTATTATTTGTGGTAATCATGATTATAAACAAGAAGACCTTGAACATCCCGATATGATTGATGTTTTTACTTCACCTTTTAATGCACAACATGGAACACATCTTTTATATTATCTAAAAGATACTGGAAGTTATACAATTCATAATATCTGTTTTGGTGTCGTTTCCATTAAAGATATTCTAAAAACAAATAATACTTCTGGATCTATTGATTATGCTGATTTTCCTGAATTCCCTCAACCATCCAGTTATGATAATATTATAAATGTTGCTTTATTTCATGGGTGCAATTTTCCAGTTGATTGGTTCAAAGGTTATAATATTGTAGCACTTGGAGATAATCATAAACAAACTATTGATAAAAATGTTCAATATGATTACAACTGGGGGTATTCTGGGTCGTTGATTCAACAAGATTTTGGAGAATCCATGACTGGACATGGATATCTACTTTGGGATCTTAAAAAATATAATGCAACTCCTGTTAATATCTATAATCCATTTGCTATGCTCACCATTCGTAAGATAAATTCTAAATTTGTTCTTATCAATCAAAATGAAAAAATTGATCTTGAAGAAGCTTTTTTTGGACAGTTTTTTCCATCTGAACCACGTATTCGTTATATTGGCCAAATTAATGAAGAAATTGAACTAAATACCTATTTAAATGCTCATCAAATCACCCCAAAAGATATTTATGTAAATAGTCCAACTATATTAAATGATGGAAGTTCTGGTACAAATAATGAAATTGATAATGAAAATATTACAAATATTATTAATCAAATATCTGATCTAAATAATCCTGATAAATGGATGGAATATCTTAATTCAATTGGAGTTTCTGATAATACTATTAAATCATGGATGAATAATCCTTCTGCTATGAAAATAAATTCAAATAATATTGAACTATCTAGTGATATTCAAAAAAGAATAATTGATCGTATTTCTAAACTTGATAATCTTCTTGATGATTATAATCAATCTCTTTCAAAAATTAATAATATAAATAAATGCCATATTGTTCTTCAAAATATGTCATGGGACTATGTATTATGTTATGGTGCTAATAACTATTTTGATTTTACTAAACTTGAAGGTAAAGTTGCACTTCTAAATGGTCGTAATGCTTCTGGTAAATCTGCATTTTTAGATACTTTATGTATCGGTCTTTATGGTGAACCATCTAAACAAAGAAATGTACAAAATAAAAAATTAACTGGCAAAATGATACATGACCATCGTCCTAAAGACAATTCAATGAAAGTTAGTATTCTTTTCAAATGTGGACCTGATGAAAATAATCTATCTCTTTATGAAATTCATCGCACATTTGGTCAACAAGATACATGGGCACGTAGTATTAATGCTTCTATTTGTACGGTTGATATTGATAATTCAACAAAAACTGTCATTTGTGAAGGAACTACTTTAGTTAATGATTGGATTAATAAGCATTTTGGTACTATTGATGAAATCCTTATGAGCACTATTATATCTCAAGTTGATATCAATAATTTCTTTTATATGAAGTCTGAAGACCAAAAAGCTATTCTTGATAAATCATTGAATCTTGAATCAGTTGGATATTTTGCTAAATATCTTCATGAATGTATTCTTGCACATAAAGATATTATTGATTCTATAACAACTGTTATTAATACAATCTATGGTATCACAAAAGATAAACCAAAAACATCAAGTGTATCTAAACAAAAGATTGAAAATCTTGAATCTGAAATTGCTACTAAAACTGAAATATTAAATACAAAAAGAAGTGAACTTGAAAAACTAGTTGGTATTATTGGTGCAAATTATTCACCTTCTGATATTAATGAATCATCCATAAATGATTATGAATCTGAACTTAAAAAAATTAATCGATCTATTAATTCATTTGATATGGATACTTCTAATATTGAAACTATGCTTATTGAAGTTGCTATTAAAGAAAATGAACTTAAAACACTTATAAGTCATTTTTCTGATTTGGCTAAACAACATACCACATTTGAATCATCAGATGCATCAGAATTACTTGAAGAAAAATTGGATTCTTATAATAAACAAATTACTAATATTCAATTTGAACTATCTAGAGAAGTAATCAGCAAAAAAGAAAATGATTATAAAGAATGGGCTAAAAAACAGAATGCTGATTGGCTTACAAATATTGATGAATTGTCAAATTGGCATTCTGAATCTAGTGAAAATTTAACTGACCTTAAAGCTAAGTTATCAAAATGCGATTTAGATACAAATCCTAAATTTATTAAGTTAAATACAAAATATACAGAACTTTCAAATAATCCTGTAGTATTGTCCATGAGTGAAAATGAGATGTCTTCGTGGTCTATTAAATATTCAAAATGGAAAGTCTCAGTTGAAGAGGTTTCTTCAGATAATTCAAATTCAAGTGAAGAATTAAAAGAACAAATTGATAAATATAAAGAATATATTGATAATTATAATGCTAAAACTGAAAAGAAACAAAAGATAACTAAAGATTTAGAAGATTTTCAAAAAGAATTGAAACAAATGGAAGATTTGCCTTATAATCATGATTGCTGGGCTTGTAATAAACAACCTATGCAAATTAGAAAAAAACAACTTCTTGGATCTGTAGCTACAATTCAAGAAACTCTTGCAAAAATAAATAAATATTTTAATAAACATACTAATATTCAGCAATATCATGATGGATTAAAAAATCTTATTATTCTATATGAAAAACGTAAATATTATGAAGATACCAAAGATATTTATAATGAAACTCAAGCCAAATTTTTAGAATCTGATAAAGTTATAATACAATATAAAAAATGGAAAAATGATCTAAAATCAACTGAAATTCTTCTTGATGAAATTAAATTTGATATTAAAATTACTAAAACATCTCTTATTTCTGAGATTGATAAATTAGAAAAAGAAATAGCTGCTATTCAACTATTTATCAATGATTCTTCAAAATATATTGAAATGGACAAACTAATTGCAACTGAAAAAGATAAATATGCACTTTATGATGATCTAGAAAATAAAATTGAAATTATTAATAATAGTATTAAATATAAACAACTTAAAACTACAATTACCGAAAAACAAATGGCTCTTGATGATCTTAAAACTAATACTGAAAAATATAAAATATATAAAACTCATTTGAATAATAAAACAGAACTTGAAAAGAAAATATCATATATTCAATCTAGAATACTTAAAAAGACAATTAAACTATTAGATTCTGAAGTCCAAGAATATATATCAGAATATGGAATTGCTAAAAAATTATCAATTGATTCTGACGATACCCAAGAAAAATGCAACATTCTTCAAGAATATCTAGAAACTCTGAAGATTAAAAAAGAAAAATTATTAATATTGGAATCTAAATTTATTGGCAATGCCACATCAGATGACGAAACAAGTTATAAAGAATGGATTTATAAAACTCATGTTATTCCTTTGCTTGAATCTGAAGTCAATAAATTTTTAGAACCAATTGATAATATCAGATTGAAAATTTTATATAATGGAAAATCAATGGTTCATATGATACATGATCGTGGTAATCTTCCTACACTTGATATGTCTTCTGGTTATCAAAAATTTATTATTGCTATTGCATTGCGTTTAGCACTTTCTAGAATTGGTGCTGTTGGTCAAAATATTCGTCATTTATATATGGATGAAGGATTTACTGCTTGTGATTCATTTAATCTTGAAAAATCTAATTTGATTTTGAGAAATATTATGAGTTATGGTAATTATCATAGTATTGTTATTATGTCTCATCTTGATATTATTCGTGATATTGCTGATACACGCATTAATATTACAAGAGGTACTAATGATCTCTTTTCTGAAATTAAATGGGGAACTAACTATCCCAAATTAATTAAAAATAAAGTTGAAGGAAAAGAAATTAAAAAGAAAGGCAGACCTTCTAAAATTGCTAAATAATTATATAGATGTTCTTGAATCAAATGATTTTTCTCTGATCCATACATTTGCAATCATTTTTGTTCCACTCAATACTGGTGTTCCTGCATGTAATGCTAAAGGATGGCATTTCTTTTCTGTTATATCCATTGGATGAAATAAAACTGCTGAATTTTTTGGTGGTTTTACTTCAAAATTTAATCTTGGAAATTTTGTAGCTCCACCTTCAAAACCATCTGTTAAATATATTACACATGTTCTTACTCTATTACCTAAATCTTTTGAAAAATTAGCACATGCTTCTGTATCATCGCAACATGAATCATGATGTTCATTATAATAACCACTTGGTCCATATTTAACTATTTGTAAATCTTCACAATTATCTATGTTTTTACCAGTTATATCACATACTCTTAATATAATTTGTCTTATTACTGGATCATTCTTAGATAACCATGCTGTTTTACTATCTCTCGCTTTTTTAACTATCTCATTTCCCGTTTTCCCTGATACAACTGTGCTCTCAACAAATCTATCTTGTGATTTACTAATAATATATTCAGTTTCTTCATCAGATATTAAATCAGGCAATATTTGTGGCATTATATATTCACTATTTATATCTGCATACAAGTCTTCGAAATATTCTTTATTTATTAAATATTTTAATGTTACCATAAATCCTAATAAAATTACTAAAGCAATTGATAAAAGTGTAGCTACAAATATAATAAAATCATATAAACCAAAGCCTTGCTTAAAAATTTTTACTATATTTTCTAGTTTCATCTTATATTTAAGCTATAATAAAATTCAATAAAATTTGATATAAGTATTTAATTTTATTAATAGTATTATGGTAGCTTTATCTGAAAATAATTATTTAGAACTTATCGACTCCATTTTAAAAAATGGAGAAAAACGTATTGGACGCAATGGATCAACATTATCAATATTTGGTGGTCGTACTGAATATGATATATCTAATTTAAATTATCCATTGCTTACTACTAAAAAAGTATTCTTTCGTGGTATTGTTGAAGAACTTCTATGGTTTTTAAAAGGATCTACTAATGCAAAAGAACTTCAAGATAAAAATATTCATATTTGGGATGGTAATACATCTCGTGAATTTCTAGATTCAATGGGTCTCAATAATCTTGAAGAAGGTCTTCTTGGACCTGGTTATGGCTATCAATGGAGAAGTTTTATGGGAAATTATCCCGTTTTTAATGGAACTGATCAATTAAAATATATTCTTAAAGAACTTATTAGTAATCCAAATGGACGCAGAACTATATTAAGTGCATGGAATCCAGCTCAATTATCTGAAATGGCTTTACCTCCTTGCCATATGACTTATCAATTCTTTGTTGATAATGCAAATGCTCTTAGTTGTCAAATGTATATGAGATCTTGTGATGTTGCGGCTGGATTGCCATTTAATATTGCATCTACTGCGTTATTTACTATTATATTAGCTCATGTGCTAAAACTTTATACAAAAAAAATAATAATTGTCTCTGGTGATACTCATCTTTATGAAGAACATATTAATAACGCTAAAATTCAAATTACAAGATCACCACTTGATCCTCCTACTCTTAAAATAACTAAACCCTGTTTAATTCAACCATCAATAGAAAATATTGATGAAATTATTAAATGGATAGAATCATTAGTTTTTGAAGATTTTGCATTAATTAATTATAATAATCATGGTACTCTTTCATATAAAATGGTTGTTTAATTAAATCTACTATTATATTCTTCATTTGATACTTCATCTTGTTCTCCAAAAATAACATGCCACAACCATTCAAATATTATTGCTATTTCTTTACCTCTCGTATCTTCTGGATCATCTTTATTTTCATAATTTCCCATTTTGTTATACCAATCTTCATATGTGCTTTTTGGATATTTTTTTATAGCATTTCTTGATACTATAAATTGTGCACAACAATCTGATGTTAATTTTTTAGGACAATCTCTATTTAAATGAGGTCTAAAAAATTCATCCCATACTTTATTTATTCTTTCATGTTTCATGTCATGTTGATCATTAAAATAGTAATTATTTAATGGAATATAATCATATTCTTTATATTTTGCTTTTTCAAATATTAATACCATAAGACTATGTGGATATAATTGATGCCATCCACTCTCATGTCCATGAATAAATGCAATATGTTTTGGCAAATTATCATAATTATCTGCTATAAATTTTATATAAGCAGATGCCTCAGAACCTTTATTAAAATCTTGAGAACACAAGGTACTTTCATCTTTTTTACTACATACAACAACATTTTTATCATTTTGTTTTAACCATTCAATATCTTCATTATAATGTGATGAAACTACCAATATATCATCTTCGTTATAACCATCTAAATTAGTAATTATTTTAAAGTATTCTTGTACTGTTATTTTTTTATATTTAATATAAGCTAATGCTAATAAAATTATAAGAATTATAATTAATAAAATAATTACTCTCATTATATTATTTAAAGATAATATACTAATTATTATTATGATTAATCCATATAATCTATTAGGTGTAAATTATAAAACACCATTAAAAGATGTTAAAAAAGCATATTACAATATGGCACTTTTGCTCCATCCTGATAAAGGAGGTAGCCCAGATGAAATGATTATATTACAAAATAGCTACAATTGGATAAAATCAAAATTAGAAATTATTGATGAAAGAGGTGATAAAACTATTGAAGAAGCTGAAGAACAATTTAAAGCTTTCTTAGATGATCAAGAATCTAAACGTCCTCCTAGAATCAATACCATTTTTGCTGAGTCTATCGGTTTTTGTTATGATGATTTCTTCAAAAAATACGAATCAATTGAAAATGACCTTAAAAATTCAATGACTATGCCAATTATTTATGATTTAATATTAGCTGAATTATATAATCGCTCATTAAAACCTGAAAGTGAAAATTATGATGATGAAATGTGGTGGAAAATTATTGATTTACAAGTTGAAATAATATTAAATAATAATAATAAAGAACCTGATACTACTATTTGCTATGCAAGTGTTCAACATGGATATGGAGACTCAATGATTCATAAAGAAGAAGCTGAAATTATTAAATTTGAAAAACTAGATATTAAAGTTTATCAAGAACCTGAATCTATCTTTTTACCATCACAAAGTGTTGCACAAAGTGTTGATACTATTTCTAAACTTGATGATTATACTTTAAAAACTCAACATTTATATATGTGTGATTACAAAAAAGCATATACTGAATTAGAAAATCCTGAAAAAGATTCACAATTCTCTTATCTTTTTGATGGAACTGCTGATGAACCTTTTGAATCCAAACTTGAAAAAAGAATTAATGATAGAAATGATATTATTTCTAATTAGAATATAATAATGGGTAAGAAAAAAACCATTACATCTAAAAAAGCTGGGGAAAAACAACCAAATGTAATATATGTACAAGCACCATCTCAAGCTCCTCAACAACAATCATGGCAAACACAAGCACTTGATACATCTGCTCAAGTTGGAAAAACACTTTCATATTTTCAATTAGCTGGTCAAATATTTATAGGAATTATATGTTTAAGCATTGGAGTTTATTTATTATTTCGTAAACATACTTATGATTCTGTAACTACTGGTTCTGTAACTTCAGTTAAAAATGGTATTGTTGGTGTTCAATTTATAGTAAATGGAAAACAATATAATGTAAATTATTCAAGTACTGGAAATACTAATGGTAATCAAAATACTTCATATAATGTAGGCCAAACAGTAACAATACGTTACTCTTCTAGCAATCCTAGTAATTTTTCAATTGGTGATCCACCATTAAAATTAATAGGTGTAGGATTAATATTTTTAGCATTATGTTTAATTATTGGTGGTTCAATATGGTTTTATTTTGTACAAAAAAATAAATATGTAGCTGCATTTTCTGGTGTAACTGATGTTGTTGGTGCAGTGCGTGAAATTTAATTAGTTTAATTAATTGACTCTTTTGCCTGATCTTGTTCTGGCTCTTTTGCCTGATCTTGTTCTGGCTCTTTTGCCTGATCTTGTATATAAATAATATTTATTTTTGCTTCTTGTAACATTGTTATTGAATATTGAAAACTTAGTCCCCAGTTTCTTGATGAATAATCTGGTTTTTTAGTTACCACTGTTTTCACACCTGATTGTATTAGCATTCTTGTACATTCAGCACATGGAAACATTGTAATGATTGCAATAGAATCTTTCAATGGTGTTCCATGTCTTGATGCATTTGCTATCGCGTTTCTTTCTGCATGTTCAACCCATGAATATTTTTGTGGTCTATCCCATCGTTCTTCAATTGTTTCATCAATACCTCGTGGCATTCCATTATAACCCATTGTTAATATTTGATAACTGTCTGGTGCTAAAATTATTGTACCTACTTTCGTCGCTGGATCTTTTGAAAATATATTAGCAAAACTAGTTGCCAATTCATAATATTTTTCAGCCTTATCTTGTCTCATTGTTGTTTTTGTTATTTAAATTTGGTTTTATTTATATCAATTTTTGTTATTGGAAATGAACTTGAACTCATCCTTTTTATAATTTATATTTATTTAAATGTAGCTACATTTTTATATTATAATAATAACAATGGCAATGTTACCATATGATATTATAAAGCATATATTATATCTTGCTGATTTATCTATTGATACTAAAATTGCTTTAAAAATGAGACCTAGAAAATTATTAATTAATGATGATTTTAAAGAAAAAATGCATGATAGATATATAATTATTAATAAATGTTTAATATCTAACGATTTTTTTACATTTAATCATTTAGCTAATTTATATTTGACTTTTAAATCTTTTAAAACTGAAAAAGGCTTTATGAGAATTAGTATTCAAAATAATTATCATGAAACATTGTTTTGTATGGAAACATTAAGAAAAGTATTTGATGCACCATTTTCATATGTAATCTTTAATACTGTATACTCAAATATAAATACAGGTATTGAGAAACATAAATATTTAAATAATGCATCTTATACGAAGTGATTTTATCTTATTTTAGTGTAGTGTAAAATGGTTGTAGAAGATTTTGGTGATTACACTTTGCGTTTTTATAATTATGTCTGTTCTTTATCAGATTCTATTGCTGGATATTTACCTTTAAATGTTAATAAACCTGTTCTTAGTAATAATTTAGTATATCTTTGTTTACCAGAAGAAAGATATGAAAAACAACGTTTAATGAAAAAAGTAAAAGGCGTTCCATATGCTGATCTACCTCCTAAATTTTATAAATTACAAAGCAGACGTCTTTTATTACCTAATAAATGGGGTGTTATTTCAAAATTATATGCAGATAAAAATATTAAATTTATTGTATTTCCAATAATTTGTAAGAAAAAAGGAGCTTGTGCTAGAAGAGATCTGAAAAAACATACAACTTTATTAATATATAATAAAGCTCTTTGTCAATTTGAATCTTGGGATGATTTATTTGGTGTTTCTCAAAAAGATTTTGGTATTCATAGACTTCTCAGAACTGATGAATCTATATTTGTACGCGTTTATTTAACTTCAGTGTTAAAAGAACATTTTAATTTTAAATTTGACAATGAAGAAATTGCTGTTCCCAAATTCAAAGAAAACTTTTTTGGTAAACTTAAAACAACTATGGAAAAAGCTAATTTAAATAATAATTATACATCTATTTATGCTGCATATTTAATTGATTATATTAAAAAACGTATTAAATCACCAAGCAAATCTTATGATGAATTATTCAAAGATATTGATTATAAAAAATTACCAGAATATTCTATTGAATTAATGAAATTTACAAATGATTGGAAAGTTAAATATAGATGTGAGCATCCTATGAAAGTATTAAATACTGAATCTGGTAAATGTGTAAATGTTACTACACCAACTGGTAAAGCTTTATTAGGAATTAAAAAAGTATGTGATTTTCCAAATGTTATTAATGTTAAATCTAAAAGATGCAAAAAAATTGATTTAAATACAAATTATATTAATGAAAAACGTAAAAAATATTTACATTCTCATGCATTATGGGATGATAAATATGTAAGTACTATAATTAGTTATTTTATGAAAAAATATCCTTATATGGCATCTGATCCAAAAAATAGCCATTTCTTATGGGAAATACCTGAAGATGATTCAACTGCTTATTGGGAACTTACACCACCAGATAATTATCTTGAAACAACTAAAAAAGGTATGATAAATCCTGATATACGTTTTATCGTATTTTTTATTGTTTTAAATCAAGATACTCATGATGATACTCATTCAAATTGTTTAATAATTGATAAAGTTGCTAGAACAATTGAAAGATATGAACCAAATGAACCATCTCCTTGGGAAGATTTTAATAATGGTAAAGATTTAGATGATGCAGTTACAGATGCATTCAAAGAATTTAATCTAGAATATGTACCAATGATGAAAACATGCCCATATGGATTTCAAGGTATTGAAGGACGTGAAGATAGTGGTGAAATTATTAAATTTGGTGGAAATTGTGCAGTATGGACTATGTGGTATATGAATCTTAGATTAGCAAATCCATTAGTTCCACGTAAAATATTAGTCACAAAAGCATGGAAAGAACTTGTTAAAGAAGGTGCTCTTAAATTATTTATTAATGGTTATCATGATTATTTACTAAGAATTGCAAAAAAAGAAATCAAATGAATTAAATAATCAAATAATTAAATAAATACTTCTTATAAAGTTATTATTAATTATGTTTTATACTAAAACTTATATACCACCACAACACAGTGATAATTCTAATAATACTGATATAAATTTAACTAATATTTTAATTTGTTTTATAACTATACCAGGATCTATTGTATTTTTTGCTTGTTTTATTGATCCAATACTTAAAAAATGCTGCATTAGAAGACATAGTGAGCTAATTTTAACACCAATTATAATGGAAGAAATTCCAAATATTAATGATATACATGATCATCAAGATTTTATAATACAAAATATTATAATTGAACATCCTGATGATGATATTTGTTTAGGAGTTAATAAAGAAATAACTACTATTAATGAAAATTAAAGATAATTTTTACTAAAATCTTCTTTTGATATTATTTTTATTTTCAATTCTCTAGCTTTTTGTAGTTTTGAACTAGTATCATCTGGATCACTTGCAACAACTAATGTTACATTCTTTGAAATTGATGATGAAATTTTACTTCCTGCATCTGCTATTAATCTTTCCCAATCTTTATTTCTGAAACCTGTAAAAACTATTTGTTCTCCTGATGGTATTTTAACTTTTGTTTTTTCTTGTTTTTGTTCTTTTGGTGAGCTTGATCTTGATTTCGATTTATTTATTTCGATTTCTTTTGGAGCTTTTTCTTTACAATTAATACCAATTTCATCTAAAAATACATAAAACTTTGAAATACCTTCCAAGAATGCTTCTGCTGTTATTGCTGCTATTCCTTTAACTTTCATTAATTCTGTTTTGGTATGTTCTTTGCGGTCTGATAATATATCTGGATACTCTTGAATAATTAATTCTATTTTTCTACTTCCTAATTTACTTCCAAATAAATTAGAAGCTGCCATTAAGTCTACACATAATCTCGTATCATTTGATAGTTTTTTTACTGTATCTTGTATTGAATTATACACTTTTTCTGCACTAGTTTTTTGAAATCCTTCTATTTTCATTAAATCTGCTACTGATAATTTTAATAACTTTGGAATAGTATTTACATCAGCATCTATTAGTTTTTTTATTATTCCTGTAGCTACAAATTTAATATCTAATTTTTTCACAAAATGCTCCAAAGTTTTTGCATCTATTTGCAAATTGATATTATCTTTTGCATTTTCTTGTTTTTTTACAAAGATATCTACATGAGTCTCATTCCATTCATATGAAATATTTGGCATTTGTGGTCTTACAGGTGTAATAATTCTAATAATTTTAGGTATCACATCACCACTTCTAATAATAACTATTCGAGCTCCTGGACCAATATTATTCTTTTCTATAAAAGATGCATTATATCCCGTCGCTCTTGATATTGTTACACCATTTAAAGCAATTGGATTAATAAGTACAGTTGGTTTTATTAATCCATCTTTAGATATATTCCATTCTATACTTTCAACTATTGCCTCCGCTTCATCATTTGTTAAAATGCTTTTAAATGCAAATGAATATTTTGGATTTTTACCTTTAATAATTTTATGAACTTCATTATGTGTTACCACAATACCATCAATTTCATATTCAGAAGTTGTACGACGTGTCATTAAAATATCTGATAATGATTTCATTGTTAAATTATCTGAAGTATCAATTACAGTATGATATGGGATTTTGAATCCTAATTCTTGTAATGATGTAAATTCTTGACTTGGCTTTACTTGTGGTATTATAATTAATTGATATGCAACAAATTCTAAATATTTTGCAATTTCTGGATTTGGTATTTTAGAATGTAATAATCCTGCTACTACATTTCTTGCATTTGCACCTAAATGAGATATCTTTTCCCAATTTTTCTTTGAAATAATTAATTCACCTCTTACTGCAACTGGTTTGCTATTTGCATGAGCTAATACAAGAGGCACATTTATATATTTTAAAAGATTATTTAAATTCTGTCCTTTATATCCATCACCACGTGAAAATAAATTTACTTTACCTTTTTCATATACTAAAAGACCAGAATTGCCATCTAATTTATCAGATATTAAATAAGATCCTTCATATTGTTTTTTCCATTTATTAAGTGCTTTTTCGTCATCTTTTATTTTATCAAGAGATCCAGTCCAGTAAGGAAGATCAACAGCAACACTTTTATCTTCAGGTGCTCCAATTTCTCTAAGATATTGATTTTTTGGAGAAAGTTTTCTTAATTTTTCTTTTAACACATCATATAAGTCATCTGATATAACTGATATTCCTTCATTGTAATATTTTTCAGATACATATTTTAATGCCTCTATTAAATCATTTGTTTTAAGAGTGTTTATATTACCTTCATTTATTTTTTGAATGATATCCATGTATATACTTATTATATAAGATTATTCAAATTTTATATAAAAACAAAAACGAATAAATATTTATTTATTAGATTTAGTAAATAAATAAGTACCAATCATACCACCTCCTATAACAATTGGATAAACTAGATAACGCAATAAAACGAAATTTAAGATATTATCTTCTATTTTATTATTTTTACTAACTAATATAAATTTTAATTTTGTATCATCAAGTATATCTTCACGATACCATTCTGATGTTGGTCCAGATAATGGTTCATTAATATGAATAATTACATTAGTATTAATATTAATATAAATATAACTTTCATCACAAGAACGTATACTAAAACGATTTAATTTAATCTTAATAATATTTTTATCATCATTTAGATATGATATATTTTCAATATATTCTTTTTGTAAAAAATAATAATAATTAAAATCACATGATTCTATAATAAATTTATAGTCATCAAAAGTATATTCAGAATAACTAGGACTTCTTGCAATTGAAGGACCAACAATTGCTGTACATGTAAAAGCCATTTTATATTTTATATTTTTAATCTTTAATATCAAATTTTATGCATTAAATATTTTTTCTAATTCTGAATTAGCTATATTTTCAAATTTCAATTTATATAAAAATGTATTTAAAGCAAATGTAGCTACATTTGCATTTTCAAAATTTTGATATTGATCAGTTAAATTATTTTTAACTAACCACACCCAATATAATGCATGATCATAAAATTTATTATTAATTAAAATTATTTGCCATAATTTTTGATTACCATATATATCTACTAACCATTTTATTAAATCTTTTACTATATTTGTTATATATATTTGAGGTGTTTTACCCATTACAGTTGAATTTTGAACTTTATCATAATCAAAATGAAGTAATTGAGAGCTTGTTAAATAATGAAATGGATAATCAATATCTATTTTATTTAATATTGGTTTATCATTAATTATAATATTAGATTCTGATAGATTTTTAATTAAAAAACTATTTGTATTTAATATTAAATAGTTCTGCGTTTTTATTAAAGGTGCAATAGCTAATCTTAATATTTGATCTCTAGCAGGACCGAATGGTATAGTTTTATGAAGTAATTGATCTTCTGAATAAAACATCCATGGCCATTTAGAAGTTGGATATTGATTTGTTATCGTTTTTGAGATTTCTTCTAATTCTGCAGAAGCAGTTATAATGATAAATTCAGTCAATGATCCTAAATCTAAATACTTTTCATAATATTTCATTGCAATATTAACAAATCTATTAAGATTATTATGATCTTCATCTTTTGTATGTGTATATTTTTTTAGAATCAATACAATAGAATACATATTTAGAATTATAATAAGTGAATTCTTAAGTAAAAATTAAACACGGCTGTATTTATTACGTTTTGCATAAATAGCTAAATTAACACATACTGTTGCATCTGCTGGTGCAGTATATTTTGCACCAGTATTTGTATATAAATTAACCAGTATTCTATCTAATCTAGGTATAATTGGATCAGGTACATATGTATATACATTCATTCCCAAATTAGTTGGATTGGATAAATGATTTATTGTTACACCAGTTGATGGCATATAAAATCTATAAATTGATGGAGGAATACTATTATTACCAGTTCTTAATAAATCAAAATTATTAATACCTACATATACACCACCTGTATTAAAACTTGCACTACTTGGTGATTGAAGTTCAACACCAACTAAACATATACCAACAACGTCTTTTATAATATTTGGAAGTGAAACAGTAAAATTATTAGCATTACTTCCAGGATTTGCATGTGCTAATTCAATAGAAAGACTCCATCTATCATATTTTTTTTCAATTACTTCATCAGTTGTTTCTAAGGATGCACTATCGTTCATTTAATATTATATAATACTATTATTTAATTTTATTATTTATAAACATGAATTTATATACATGATACTCCTGGTATTATTCCTGGTAAGTACGATTTACCTGGAGGGCAATTTGCACTAGTTAAAGGTGCTGCTGGACTAATTGCTACTGCTGGACCTGTATATGGTGGTGTTCCTGGTGCTCCTGGTGCTCCTGGTGCTCCTGGTGTTCCTGGTGCTCCTGGTGTATTTGATACAGATTGTATACCATTTAAATTTCCAAATGCATTTGCCAATGATATATCTGGACATGTTTGTCCTGGTTGTATATATATATTATTCGTAGTTGGATCTTGATAATAATAATTTTCAGTAGTTGTACTAAACATATTATTAGTCAAAGGTGTATATTTACCAACATTTGGAGATGATATTGGTATATTCATACAAGATTCTGTTGTAATAACTTCAGATGAATCGTTATATTGAACTTGACAAAATTCACCACCATTTACATTATCAGTATCGGTTGGTTTCATCCATCTACAAAATGTTCTTTGTGATGAACCATTTGCTGGATTTTGGAAAACGTTATCACTCGGTGATCGTGCAAAGTTAGCATTTGCAGCATCATTTGATAAAGTTGATACCCAAAATCCTGGTTCAAATGATACAATTTCATTTGGATTTACGGTTCTATTTACTGGAGTAATTGCTAATCTATTATTATTTGCATTTGTTGTATCTATAAAATATCCATATAAATCAAATATATTTTGACGATTTTGAGATACTAATTTAAATATATATGGATTTGCTGTTAGATCTAATGCATTAAATACTATTTTTATATGTGTATAATTATTGCAAGCATTATTATTATAATTATTATCAAATATATTGGTATTTGTTAAATATCCTAATCCACTTTGATCAAAAATTACATTAGTTCTTTGATCAGCATGACTTCCACCTGCATAATTCGGATCTATTGGACCTATATACGTAGTAAGTGAGGGGTTTATTTTATTTGCTTGACAAGATGACCAAATACTTGGTGTAATTAATGGTGGCATTGCAATATTTGATTGACTACTTTGTAATTTTAATTGTGATGGTGGTGGTGGTGGACTATATGGAGGTGGAACGACTTGAGGTACATTTGTATAATATCCGACATCTAATCTTCCACTTGGAATTGCCACAGGTGTTAATGATGTATACGGACTAGATGAAAATGATATTGGTGCATTATTTTTATCTACAAAATAACCGTAATAACGACCATTTGGATCAGATGTATCTTGACCATTTATATGAAAATAATAACTTGTACCAGTGGGTGTTGTATAATTTAATCTAAAAACACCATTATTAATAAAATTAATATTATAATTAATAGATGATGGATTTTGTTGTTGATTTTTTAAATTATCAAAATCTGCATCAATACCATATTGATACATTCCATTATTATTTGTAATATAATGTGTTGAAGCAACTTGTATAAATCCACCATTATTTATACCATTATTAACATCAAAAGGAACCTGTGCTAAAGGTATAGTAGCTGTTGCAACTGGTTTTGTTAATGCTGGACCAATAATAATATTGTTATCAACGAATTCTTGATATCCATAAAATGTATATGGCACAGGTGTAGGTGCAGTCGTAGTTGTTGCGAAATATTCAAATTTATTTTTATTTATATTATAATGTATTGTCATTGCTATTAAGACCAGTATTAATACTAGAATAATAAATATTCCCAATTTATTTTCCATTTAATCGTATTATTCTATATAAAGAATTTATAAATATAACTTTAGAGTTAAACCACTAATGGGTAATAATAGTTCAAAAACAAATGAATATTATAATTCATTACAAATTAATCCAAATGAATTTGATTCTGTTGATATTAGTGATATGAATCCATATGAAGTTTTTGATCTTCATGATCAATTTACATTTGATGAATTGAAAGATTCATATCGTCGTGTTGCAAGATTAGTTCATCCAGATAAAGGTGGTTCTAAAATACTTTTCAATAAAATAACTGAATGTTTTAAACATTTGGCAAAAGAATATAAAATGCGACAAAATGATAGATCACATAATGATTTAAAGAAAGAATATAATGAATATCGTGAAAAAACACAAGAATCTGCAAGTCCTATAGCTCCTATTAAATTGAGACCTGAAGAAAACTTTAATGATCGATTTAATAATACTTTTGATGCTAATAAATTACAAGATGAAGAATTTGATACAGGCTATGGTCATATTATGGAAAAATCATCAGGAACACGTGACGATATTAATATCACTAGATTATTAAAAGGTAAATATAATACTGAAACTTTTAATAAAACTTTTGATACTGTTACAATGTCTGATAAGAAAGATGTTATTATTTATAAAGAACCAGAAGCATTACCTATGTCTAAATCATTACAATATACTGAACTCGGTGGCGATAAACCAAATGATTATAGTAATACCAGATCTGATAGTGGTCTTAAATATACAGATTATATGAAAGCATATACTACTACCAGATTAGTAGATCCAAGAAGTGTAACACAAAAAAATTATAAATCAGTTAAAGATTTTGAAGCTGCTAGAGAAGATGCAGTAAAGAATGGACCAACAGAAGCTGAATTAAAATGGATTGCAATGAAAGAACAAGAAGAAAAATTAAAAGAAGAACAAAGATTATCTAGACTTGATAAAAGAGATAGACAAATTGCTGAACATCATGAAAGAGTTACAAGATTATTGATTAAATAATTTACATTATATATAGTAAGGATTAAATATGTATATGTTTCCACATAATGGATATGGAGGTTCATTATTTACTCAACATCCTGATTCGCCATATGAATCATTAGGAAAATTCAATCCAAATGGACTAACATCTCAAGGTGATCCATTTATTTTACCAACTATTACTCGAGATATTGATCCATCAATTGTAGCTTCATCTACATCTACATCTACATCTACATCTACATGTTATAATGGTTCAGGCTCTGGTTCTAGTTTAATATGCCCTAATAATGTATCTACATTTGGGTCTGGTTCTGCATTCGCTTCTAGATCTGGGTCAAGTATGAATAATAATGGTTCTGCTAGTTTAAATAATTATATGAGACATCATGATAATCATAATGGTAATTTTGAATTACAAAAAGAACTTTTAGAAATCGCAAATATACAAAAAGAAACACAAAAACAAATTGCAGAATTACTTGAAATTGAAAAATTACAAAGACTAAATAATATTTCATCTACATCTCAATCATTAATGTTAGGAAGTACTGTTAGTTATAATTGGGATTCTGGTTCTGGTTCAATGATGCATTTATTAAATGATAAAAAACGAAATTTAGTTAATAAATATCCAATAATAACTGAATATGCAAATAATAAAAATATAAGTCCATTAAAAATTGCACAAATTATTTTAAATGATCCTTTACTAAATAATTTATATCCAGTTTAAGTAATGAAAACTAACAATTTTATTATAGCAGTTTTATTATTAATATTTACTGCATTAATATCAATTATTAGTAATATGTTTTATAAAGAATATTTTAGTACTTCTAATCCTGTAGCTGCTATATTAAAAACACATACCAAAAATCGCGCATTAAGTTAAACCATTAATATTGGTTTAAAGAAATGATTTTAATTATTTTTAGATATGACTCATAAGTATTATGATCTTTTAGGTATTAATCAAAATGCATCACAAGATGATATTAAAAAAGCATATAAAAAGGCAGCTATTGCAAATCATCCAGATAAAGGAGGTGATCCTGAAAAATTTAAAGAAATTGCAAATGCTTATCAAGTTTTAAGTGATGAAAACAAACGTCGTGATTATGATCATTTAGGTGATGATATGTTCAAAGAAAATGCACAAAGTGGTGGAGGAGGTGGTGGTATGCATCCTTTTGGTGGAATGAATCCACATGATATATTTGCAAATTTATTTGGTGGTGGTGGTTTCCCTGGTGGAGGATTTCCATTTGATATGCATATGAATGGTGGTCATGGTGGTGGTGGTAATCATGTTAAAAGAAATGATCATTTACATAATTTAACAATCAGTTTACATGAAGCCTTTTTTGGTTCTAAAAAATCAATTAAAATTAATATTACAAAAACATGTTTATCTTGCAAAACAGAATGTGGAGCTTGTCAAGGCAGAGGGCAAATTCAACAAATGCTTCGTACTGGACCTTTTACACAAGTATTTCATCAACAATGCAATTCTTGTTCAGGTAGTGGTCAAACTTTAAAATCAAATCCGTCATGTCCAGAATGCAACGGTTCAATGAAAATTCAAAAAGATCATAAATTAGATTTTGAAATTCCTAAAGGAGTTCAAAGCGGCTATCAACAAACATTTAAAGGTTTTGGTGAGCAAAAACAAAATAGAAATGATATTGCTGGAGATCTAATTGTTAAAATTACAATATCTGATGACTCAACTTATCAACGTAGAGGCAATGATCTAATATATAATTCATCTATAACTTTCAAAGAATCAATTATTGGTAAAAAAATAACACTTTCTTATTTTGGTGAAATACTTGATATTGATCTTAAAAAATTTACTGTTATTCAACCATCGACTGAATATATAATTAAAGGTAAAGGTATGCCAATTGAAAATAGACCAGGTGCATTTGGTAATATGATATTAATATTTGGTATTAAATATCCATCACTTGCTGATAAAAACAATGATGTATCTGAAATAGTTCAAGCACTTTCTAAATTTGGCATTGACTAATTTTCAAGCACTTTCTAAATTTGGCATTGACTAATTACTTGCTTGTGTTTGAGCAAAGAAACTTGTATCGCCAGTATTCATAAATCTTACTAATCCAGGATCACCATTGAAATATGTTTTACCTGTTATTAAATCATAAGCATTATCACAATTACATAATTTATCAAGTGTTGATGCTGATTGAGTTCTTAAATTAAAATATGGAATATTATCAAAATTATTAACTACTTGACCACTTGTACAATCACATATTACATCAAATCCTTTGCTATCAAAATTATAATCTATGTGATATAATTTATTATTATTAACATCAACTGCAGAAACTGTATAGATTCCAGTAATTGCAGATGATGTTTGTAATGCACATCTTGATTTCGATACTTTTCTTTGAACTTCTCCATAATGAAATAATATTAATGTAATAGTTAATACAGCAATAAATAATACAATTACAAAAATTTCAGAAAAACTAACTGGCATCCAAAATGAAATTCCTTCATTTGTAGCTGAAGATACTGCTTCCATACTATTACAAATTAAATAGATATTTTATATGAAATTAAGAAGGCATTTTATAATTCAATAAAATTAAGAAGGCATTTTATACGTTATTAAATTTTGAATATTAAATACTGATTTTGCTTTGCATTTCATTTTTGCAGCTGCATTTGCTGTTTGTAATTTTAATTTATCACTTTGACTAATATTATTCTTTATATCTTGTAATTGTTCTTCTAAGCATTGTTGATATAATTCATCAACTGTTCTTTTTTCGGTATCATTTAATAATGATTGTTTTTGTGGATTTGGATCTTTATCTGCTGAATTATCTGATGATTTTTGAGGTTGATCAGATATACTAACTGCATCTGCAAATGGTTTAGTAACCTCTGCATACACTCCTTTATTATCTATTAAAAATTGTGTTAAGGCTTTTCCATATTGTTTAAATTGATTTTCCATACTACCACCAATGCTAAATATCCTATCATACAATCTGAAAAATCCAGATTGATCTAATTCTGGAAAAGGTGTTAAATCTAATATAATATCTACAAATATATCAAGTGGGAAGAAATCTAAAGTTTTTAATACTTTCCAAATAAGCCAAAATATTATAAATATTACATTTCCGATTATTGCAATCATTGCCAATATTGTTGTTATAATATTCCATACTGCAGTAGTTAACCAATATGGTTTTATAGATGGAATACCTAATCTACCCAAAATTGGTAATGACAAAAGCCATAAAAACACAAGTGTTGTTGAAACAACAACAAGCACGATTACAATATGAATACCTTTTCTAAAATTCATTTCTTCTTATTATAATCGTCGATTATATTTCAAACGTTTCTATTACTTCTAATTCTTTAAATATCATCGTTAATTTTTTATTTTTATTAATTAATATATCTATTATTTGTTCTTTAGCTTTAGCTATCTCTTTTTTAAATTCATCTATATTTATTGGATATTTATCTATTATTTTATTAAATATAGTGTCAATATCATCAATGTAATCCATTAGTATTATCAAATAGCTGTTAAGATAATTTTTAGCATAAAATCATTTTTTTCTAAAATTTGATTTTTAGAAATTAAAAATTATAGAAATATAGATAACAAAATGAACAATCTTAAATGTCTTAATAGTGATGAATACAAATATACTGGTAAAGAGAAAACACCTCTTGGTAGAGGGTATTCAGCTGCTGCAGAAAAAATAGGTACTTTGATGAAAGGAGCTGATGGAACAGATTGGAGAGTTACTTTGAAAAATAAAGTACATGTATGGTCACGTGTTCCTACTGAATTTTTAGATAAAGATCAACCTGTTATTCATGAAGAACCTGCTGCAGAACCAGAGCCTCCTAAAAAAATTGCTAAAAAAGCTGTTCCTAAAAAAGAACCAGCTAAAGAAGCAGCTAAAGAACCAGCTAAAGAAGCAGCTAAAGAACCAGCTAAAGAAGCAGCTAAAGAACCAGCTAAAGAAGCAGCTAAAGAAGCAATTATTGCTGAAGAAATTATTGCTGAAAAAGTTGAACCAAAAACTAAAGCTAAGAAAGCTGCTCCTAAGAAAAAAGATACAAAACCTGCACTAGTTGAACCAGAAATTATTGCTGAAGAAATAATTGTTGAAGAAGTTAAACCAGAAGTTAAACCAGAATCTAAAGCTAAGAAACTTTCTCCTAAGAAAAAAGAAGTTGTTAAACCTGCTGAGGAAGTACCAGTTGAAGAAAAACCTAAGAAAAAAGAAGTAGCTAAAGAAGCAGCTAAACCAGTTGAAGAAGAGAAACCTAAAAAAACTGTTACTAAAAAACCACCAAGTGATTATAATATGTTCGTCAAATATCAAGCTAAATATGAAAAAGTTAAAATTGCTGATATTGCAGTCCAATGGCAACAATTTTCTGATGAACAAAAGAAAGAAATTGTAGAAGCTGCAAGAAAAGAGTTTGCTAAGTAGTATTTTTTCATATTTTTTTGGTCTTGCATAAAAAAATGATATAAAATATTAAAAATTTAGTAATATAAAACAATGGCAGGATTACTGCACACTGTTCCATTAACAAAAAATAGTAATGTAATCTTAATCGATGGAGGATATTTCATGTTTTATAGATACTTTGCGACTTTGAGATGGTACAATTTCAAATATGAAAATAACGTAGATATTGAAAATCTACATAACAATACTGAATTCATTGAAGCACTTGAAAATCATGCTATAAAAGATATTGAAAAACTCAAAAAAATATGGAATACTAAAAATATTATTATGTGTATGGATGCACCTCGCTATACTGTTTGGCGCATGGATCCTAAGCGTCTTAATTTCCAATCTTATAAAGATGGTAGAAATAATGATTCTGTAAATAAAATAGTTTTAAAACATCTTCTACCTTTTTTAAAAGAATATCAAGTTATAAAATTTATTGGTGAAGACTGTCTTGAAGCAGATGATGTAATATATCTCTTTTCCCAAAAATTGCTAAAAACTGAAGATTTTAATGAAAAAATTATCATTATTACAAATGATAATGATTATCTTCAACTAAAATGTGAAAGAATTGAACTATTTAATCTACAAGGAACTATTGGTAAAGATATATCTACACGTTCCAAAGGACGTCCTGAATTAGATCTAATGATTAAAATTCTTAAAGGTGATGATTCTGACAATATCAAACCAATCTGTCCTAAACTAGGACCAAAGACTGCATTAAGAGTTGCATTAATGCCAGAAATTGAAAGGAATGCTTGGATCAAATCTAAAGGTGAAGAAGCTCTTAAGAATTATGAATTTAATAAAAAACTTATAGATTTTACTGAAATTCCAAAAGATTTATGTGATCTTTTTAATAAAAAATTAACTCTTCAATTTAAATAGATGACAAGTTTATTGACAAAATACGACATTAAATTAACTGATATAGCATTATTAGTATTTCCTATTGTTGTTGGACTTGGATTAGTATCTATTTTTGTTCCTAAAGAAAGCATATGTGGTAAAAAACCAAAATTACAACCACCTGGATGGGTTTTTGGTGCTGCTTGGGGTCAATTATATACATTAATGGGTATTAGTATATTCTTTTATTGGCGTAAAAGTGGACGCAAAACAACTATTCCTTTCTATTTATTTATTATAGGTGTAATATTACTTCAATTATGGTGGATAATATTCAATAAAATTTGTAATCCCAAATCAGCTTTTATAAGTTTAGTGATGATTGCAATCTTTTTCTTAATCATTGCATTAAGTTTTTATAAAACTTCAAATGTAGCTACATTTTGTTTAATTCCTTTACTTGGTTGGCTATCATTTGCTTCATATTTGACTTATGAAACTATTTAAATTGTATATTTATCATTTAATGATATTGTTGATTTTAATGTTCTTTTTGTACTAGAATTAGAACGTAATGATTTTGAAATAGTTTTTTTAAATTTTTTAGTATATTCTTTTTTGAGATCTGAATCATTTGATTCTTCAACAAGTTGATTTAATCTTAATAAATTTTCTTGAGATATATTAATATTTAATGGAGATTTTAATATAGCAGTTATGATTGAAAATAGTTCTTCGTTTTTATATCTAAAATATTGTTTTATCGTATTATCTAATATAGTTTCATTTGGATAAGAAAGAATAATATTTAATCTATTAATATTTGCTCCATTTATTATTAGATATTCAAATATTTTTTTCATATATATTCTATCAAATAACATTTCTTGATTACCTGGTTCAAAACCTCTTAATGTAAAAATTATATCAATAAATTCAAGCGCTTTTTTTAAAACATCATAATTTTTACTATCACAATAATTAATATTTGCACCATTTTTAATTAATATTTTAATAGATTTTTCTAAATTGTATATAGAATCTAATAATTTAGAAAAATTAGATGAGTATGAATATTGAATATTAATTGGTATGTTAAATAAATAAATTAATGGTCTTGACCATGAACCATTTAATTTTATACGAAAATTAACATTTGCTTCATTATCAATTAAAAATTTAATAAATTTTGCGTCTGGAAGTGGAAATAAATTCCAAAATTTATTTACATTTATTCCATTATTTATTAAAATTTTAACTATATCATATATATCTTGTTTTGTATATTCTACATCTTCATTAAAATCATTTTCATTTATATTAAATTCATTAATTGCTAATTCATCATATCTATAATTAATTGTTTTAGTTAAATTTTGATTAATATTTAACATTTCTTTAATTCTTAATACATCTCCATCTCCAATTGCGTTAATAAATTCCAATTCTTCTTGTGTATTTAATCTTTTTTTACGTCTATATAATTTTTGAACTTTAGATATAGTTCTATTTTCAATTGCAGTTTGCAAATCTGAGCTTTCTAAATTTTTTCTAGATTCTGGACTTGTATTATCTTTCAAATAATTAAATGTTAAATATTGTAATGAAGGAGGTTTTTTTTGTATTGACATACTATAAATAAAAAATGATATAAATTTTAAAAACTATTTAAGGATATACTTAAGGAATTATTATGGGAAGATGGAAAATGATAATATCTGGGAATTATTAAAAAATCTTAAAATTGATTGTAATTTAGATGATGTACCTATAAAAATAGATGATGCTAATTGTTGTTCAAAATGTCAATGTGATAGTATAATTATTGATGATGGCCAATATATATGTAGTTCATGTAATGCTATTCAAAGTCATATGATTGATATGAGTGCAGAATGGAGATATTATGGTTGTGATGATAATCGTGATTCTGATCCAACACGATGTGGTATGCCAACAAACCCTTTACTACCTAAATCTTCATTAGGATCTGTTATTGGTAATAAAAAAGGTGATAATAAAGATATGCGTAGAATTCGCATGTACCAGATGTGGAATTCTATGCCCTATTGGGAAAGAACTTTATATAATGTTTTTGAAAAATTATATCAAAATAGTTCAACCTCTGGCATACCCACAAAAGTTATTGAAGATGCAAAAGTGCTATATAAAAAAGCTAGTGAAAAAAAGATTAGTAGAGGTGATAATAAAGAAGGATTAATTGCCTCATGTATTTATTACGCTTGTTTAATTAATAAAATACCCCGCTCCCCAAAAGAAATTGCTCGTATGTTTCATATTGATCCAAATATACTTACAAAAGGAAATTCAAGATTTCAAGGTTTATTGCAAATAAATGTAAATTCATCTAATCCTGATGACTATATTTCAAGATTTGGATCCAAACTAGATTTAGATTCAACAGATATACAAAAATGTAAAGATTTTGCTAAAGTTATTGATGATCTTGAAATCCTTAGTGAAGGTGCACCTACAAGTGTTGCAGCTGCCGCATTGTATTATTATTGCTTAGAGAAAAAACTAAACTTCAATAAAAAACAAATTGCAAAAGTATGTGAATCATCTGAAGTCACAGTTACCAAATTTTATAAAAAATTAATGAAATATAAAAATTCTTTCGTAATTGCTTAAGTTATTTACGTGTATTTCTTTTTTTACGTCCACCTGATTGTGTAAATGTTAATACATTACAATAACTTTTATTAAAATGATAATATAACCAATAAAATGGTCCAAATATTAATGCAAGAAATAAACCTATTATTTTGTCTTTCATTAAACTTTGTTTTCCAAAACATAATCCTGACATAATTAATGCTGGTAACCATAATATAGCAAAAATTACTGACATTAAAATTATAAACCATGTTCTTTTCCATAATGGTGGAGGAGGTGGTGGTGGAACTGGTATTGTTGGTGTTGGAACTGGTATCCCTGTTGAATCTGATATCGGTGCTTGTAATTTATATAAAGAACCAAAAGCATTTATTTGATTTTGATAATCTGCTGCTACATTATCTGGTGATAATGGTAATCTTAATCCTGCTTCCATATTATATTCTGTTACCGCTGTTCCTGTTGCATTAAAACATGTAGCTATATCATGTGCTGATAATCCAGCTTTATCTGATGGTGATAATTCCAATATTTGTTCTGGTGTTAATGAACATGCATTAACTGCCATTTGACTCTATATTTATCATTAGAAAGTATTGTTTATTCAAAATTATAAATAATATTCTAAAAATCTGTATTATCATTATCAAATATTAATTTATCTGGTACTGATGATTGTCCTGCAACAAATGATACTGATTTAGCATATGATGCTACTTTTACCTCAAAAAATGATGCTTTTGTTTCTGATGCACTCATCTCCATAAATGGAAATGGATTTTCTTTATTATATATCTTAGAATATCCTAGTTTTAATAAAAGTCTGTCAGCCATAAACATAACATACTCTGACATCAATTCTGTATTCATTCCTATCATATTACAAGGGATCGATTCTGTTATAAATTTTGATTCAATTTTAACCGCATCTTCAATCATTTTTATTACTATTGCTTCATCAACTCTATTCTCAATCTTGCTATATAAAAGACATGCAAAATCAGTGTGAATTGACTCATCTCTTGAAATAAGTTGATTTGCATAACTTAATCCTGGCAATATCTTGCGATCTCTTAACCAAAAAATAGCACAGAATGATGATGAAAAAAATAATCCTTCTACTATTGCAAATGCAATTAATCTAATCGCAAATGAAGATTCTTTATCATCAATCCATTTAATTGTCCAATCTGCTTTTTCTTTTATTGCTGGAAAAGTTTCTATCGCATTAAATAAATCTTTTTTCTTTTTTTCATCTTTAACATAAGTATCAATCAATAAAGAATATGTCTCGCTATGAACTGCTTCCATAGCATTCTGAAATGCATAAAATACTTGAACTTCTGGTATAGGTATTTCTTTTGAAAATCTTGTTGATAAATTATCCATTACTATTCCATCACTTGCTGCAAAAAATGCTAATATATGTGATATGAAAAATATCTCATTGTCATTGAGTTTTTGAATATCAATTAAGTCTTGTGATAAATTAATTTCATCTGCTAACCAATAAACACTGGCTGCTAATTTATACATTTTGTAAATATCTGGATATTCAATCGGAAATAATACATATTTATTTCTTTTTTGTATTAAAAGTGGTTCCATTAAAGTATCTATTTAAAAGTGAATATTAAAATATCAAATTTTATTGTGCTCTTTTATTAACTAAAATATGGCTTTGTTGCAAAAATGCCTAGAGCAAGATAGCAGCGCGTGTTTATATATTACATGCGACTATCTTTTAAATAGAAATATTAGTCAATTAGAAGACGAATGGATTAATATTAGTTCTCATATTGGAATCAGCAAAAAATTAATATTTGGAAAATTATGGTGCGAAGTTAATGAAGAATTGCTGACTTTACTTACCATAGAAAATCTAAATGTTCAAGATGCTCTTTTAATGACTTCTAAATTATATCTGTTAAATTCTAGATTATCGGAAGCAAATGTAGCTACAAATGGAAATATTAAAAAAATACGAAATGAAATTATAGAATATTTCCCTGAGACTGCTGCATTATCTTATGAAGGAATTAAAATGTATCGTCGTTTATTACCTTCTCAAACTTCTGAAAGTTATATTTTCTATTCTAGAATATTAGCATCTTTTAGTAGACTCTTTGAAGGATATATTGATAATGGTGAAGATTCTAAACAAGATGATATTAGAAATGCATTAGAATATATTACTAGAAAAAGAAATGAAATGAATTTGCCTACAGCATGGCCTCTTGAATCTTTACAAAAACACATGGGTCTTGGTGATCCAATTTGGTTTTTATGGGGAATGCTTATGTGCTATTTCTCTGATAAAAAAGTAGCTACAAATTTTAAAATATTTTGCTCAAATTATAAAAAATCTTTAAAACTAAATCGCATCGGACTTTTATGGGGACTCTCTTATTGTTTTAAAAATAATTTAGCTTATACTTGGACCTCTGAAGAAACAAGAGTACTTCATAAAGTAAATGAAATGGCAGCTGATTTATGGAAAGAAGTTAGAGAAAAACATAAAAAAGCTGTTATTGCTGCTGCAGAAGAAGAATCTGATTCCGATTCTGATGAACATTTTAACCTTAATAATTATATGCCACGTTCTAATGATTTTTTTAATGAAAATAATAAAGAATATAAGAATAATTCAAGTATAAATGATAGCAAAAAAGCTGTTTCAATAAAAACAAAATAAAATTTGAATAAATATGAAAGATACTACTATTGATTTCTCAGTTGTAAAAGATAGATATTGGGCTGGAGTTATAAATGATGCATATAATGCAATATTTATGGTTGATGGTGGATATGAATTTGTAAAAAATAAACCATATAATGAATCTTGGATGTATAATAGGAATAGTATTGTTGAACAAATACATTCTCACATTAAAACAACTACACATAGTGGTGCATCTATTGCTTTAACTCTAAGACAAGTTGAATATATTATTAAAGAAGGTAAAGAAGATTGGTATAAATTACATTCCTAAATCCAAAAATCACAAATTTAATTATATGTGTCTTTTATTTTTGTTCTTTTGAGAAAATTTGATTTTTATTATTTTCTTTTAATTTAAAAATGGCAATTGTTCAATCTACTGTTGAAGCCAATGATCCTTTAGAAATATTTAGATGTCCTGTATGTATTGATAAAATTGGGGTTTATGCTTTAACTGAATGTGGTCATAATCTTTGTTCTGATTGCATTCGTGGTATTAATAATTCTTCTCGTAGCATTAAATGTCCTTTATGCAGAAAACCAGTAACCAGAAAACCAGTTATATTTCAACCTCTTGCTACTCATCTTGAAAATGGCATTATTCCTATAATGGATGCATTATTTGAAACAATGTTTAATACAACAAATCAAATAACTGCTCCTAGATCTAATATTTCTTCAGTTGTTAATAGATTAAATAATAATATAGGTGATCCAAGAGATAGATTTTTTACTAATAATACTAATTATACTTATAATACATTACCATCATTTCTACCTTATAATCCTACTTTGAGAGAGCTAGAAACTCAAGCTTGTTGTGAATTTAATTATCAAAATCTTAATTCGGATTGGTATCAAAATCATGAAATATCAATTCAAAGTGATATTCAATTTTATAAATTAAATAACTTTGAATTTAGTTTTAATGATGAACATTTTCATTCTTTCTTATCTGAAAATTCAAATGGTATAATTTATAATATTCCAATCATTTTTGAAGATACTTTTAAGTTATATGAAAGAACTTCTTCAAGATCAAATTATAGACGCGTAACTTTAATTTTGGAAAACTTAAATATTATTAATAAACTTCAAGCTGTTGAAAATATTCTTAGAACTAAATATCCTAATAATATTCTAAGAACAGAATTAGGTGCAAGAAATAACTATCAAAATACATTGGCAGTTCATACTGGAATAACTAATTTGCCAAATGATTCAAGTATTGAAAATTATATAACAATTAAGCTAAAAATAGCCGCACGATTTGCTTGGATTAAAAATAATAGAATGGGAATAAGATGGCATATAATTGAAGTTATCAATTAAAAAATATTAAAATAAAAATTTGATTTTAATGTATTTATTTTTGTAATTAAAAACTGTTATTAAAATGGCTTCTTCTTGCATTCTTAAGTTTGAGAAATCTGATGTTAAAAATCAGATTCTTGGAACAATTGTTCCTCCTTCTTCTGGATCCAAGAAACCTGTGAACATTATTATTTCATATGATCATTCTGGATCAATGAATAATGCTGCAAATCCAAATGGTGATGAAATCACTAAGTATTATTCTAAGAATGATCTTGGCAAACATAGTATGTCAATTGTAATTAATTCTCTTGGGCCAAATGATACTATTCAAATTATTACTTATGATTATATTGTTGAAACTGTTCTTCCTCGTACTGCTATGAACGAGCAAGGCAAAAAAATTGCTCTGGCTTCTATCAAAAAGATTGAGCCTCGTGGCGCAACTGATATATGGAGTGGTCTGAAAGCTGCTATGGATGCTGCTCTCATTACTAGTAATGAACTTGGTGATTCTACTATTATTATGATTACTGATGGTGAACCTTCTAATTCTCCTTCTGCTGGAGAAGTTCAGACTCTAAAAGAATATCGCAAAGAAATGAAAAACAATACTCGTCTTCATACTATTGGAATTGGTTATGATATTAAGAGTAAGCTTCTTGCTGATCTGACTGATGATGGCCAGTTTGGTGGATCTTTCATTTTCATTCCAGATGGAAGCATGATGATTACTTCTTGGGTCAATCTTCTTGCAAATGAGAAAAATATTATTGGTAAAGATCTTTCTGTATCATTTGATGATAAAATTATGAATCTTGGAACAATTAAATATGGTCAGAACAAAACTTTCATTCTTGATGCTGATGATTTTAAGAAGATTAATTCTATTCAATATAATTCGATTGATAATACTATTATTCATATTCCAATTAATAATTCAATTTCTAAGAATGAAAGTGTTGTACTATTTGAAGTAGTTAGATATTCTATTCTAAAATCAATGAATGATATGCTAAAGTTTGCAACTATTGATATTAATAAATCGCAAGAAATATTGCGTACATCTGTTTCAGCTGCTTATGATATTGTTGATGCTCATCCGATTCTTGATGATATGACTGGAGAAATCGCTGCTGGATTTCAAGATAAAGTTGCTTTGAATAAATGGGGAATGCATTATATTCGTTCTTTGATTACTGCTCATACTAATCGTGATTGTCTGAATTTCAAGGATCCTGGTCTTAAAATTTATGAGTCTGCTGAAATCAAGAAATCACGTGAAGAAGTTGATCAAGTTGCTAATACTACTGAAATTCCTCAACCATCCCTACAAATGATCTCTCGTGGAGCAGTATCTAGTCAGCCAGTTTCTCAAATTGAATTCTTATCTTCTTATAATAATGCTCAAGGTGGCTGCTTTGGTAGCGATGGAACAATTGTGCTAAAAAATGGAGAATTCAAGTTTATTAAAGATATTAAGAAAGGTGATGTACTTGATAATGGAGCAACCGTTGAATGTGTAATCATTTACCATGGCTGTGATACTATTACAATTCAAAATGGAATGCTTGAGATTACTCCATGGCATCCAATTCTTTTCGGAAATGAATGGGTTTTTCCTAATACTTGTAAGATTATTAAAAATAGTACAAAACAAATAGTATATAATTTCGTGCTAGATTCTATTCATATCATGAATATTAATGGAATCAATTGCTGCACATTGGGACATGGATTTACTGGCCCAGTAATTTACCATAATTTCTATGGTACTCAAAATGTAATCAATGATTTGAAGAAATTTCCTGGATATAATGATGGACTTGTCAGTCTTTTCAAGGAAAATTTGGTATATGATGATGATGAAATTTGTGGATACAAAATCTAAATAACAAAAGTAATAAAAAAGATCTAAAAATAAATAACAGAATTTACTAAAAATAAATTTTGTTATTTTATATTATAAAATCGGCACCAAAACAGTATTTTTTTTCATCAAAATTTAATTTATTTTTCCACATATAAAATGTACCATTTAGCAATGACATAATCAACCAATTATATTCTGGATCACCAAATATTGGATTATAAAGTTTAATATTTTTATATATTATAAATGATTTGGAAACTAAATCAATTTCTTTGTAAGAGAAAAGATCACGAAACTTATAAGGATAATCCATTTTGCGTTTAAAAATAATATTAAGAAAAATTCATTTTTTTATGTAGTAAATATAGAATACTATGGAATATAAATCCATAAAATTAGTTACCAATATGAATACTGGTGTATTTTCTAAGAATAAATGTGTTGCTGTTAAAGCTCAAGATCTTGATAGTATAGCTACAAATATATTTAGAAAAATGCCAAAAAAAGATAAATGTGATTTTATTAAAGAAAATATTGATAAAGTTGATGAAATTGTAGTAAAAGGACGCAAGAAAAAATTACCAAAAGCTAATGCTAAAAGAGCAGATGTTCTTAAATCTTTAGCTTAAATAATTTTAATTATTTTTATTCATTTTTAATAAAATTATTTAAAGATTATGAAAGTATGACATATACATAATAAGGATAAGATGTCAGGAAAAGATATTGCTATCGGTATTGATTTGGGTACTACTTATTCATGTGTAGGTGTTTTTCAAAATGGTCGTGTTGAAATTATTGCAAATGACCAAGGTAACAGAACAACTCCAAGTTATGTAGCATTCACTGATAGTGAACGTCTTATTGGTGATGGTGCTAAAAATCAAGCAGCAACAAATCCTAAAAATACAATTTATGATGCAAAACGTCTAATTGGACGT